TCTTCTCTCACGCACAGCATGAACGAATGCATCCAACTGATAGTCTCTTGGTTGCATCGTAGGTTTAAGTTTTTCTATAAACTCTTTAGCCTCTTTAAGGGAAAACTCTTCTGTAGAAAAATCAGAGAGATACTCGATCTGATAGTCTCTTTTCTGACAAAAGTCTTCAACATAAGAAAGAAGACCATAATATAACAAACCTGTCATGGGGTTTAGCAAACGTATCTTGCCATCCCATACTTTATTACGGACTGCTGGCATGAACCTAGCACCAGGAACTTCGAAGGTGAATGCTTCACTCATCTCCATAACGATGCCAGGCTCAGCTTTTACTTTTAAATAAACTTCATTATGTTTTTCAATGCCAATAATATCAGTCAATATATTCTCATAAAGTTATTACGAAATGAGTGAAGAAAGATACTTTACCCATCCGCCAGCGGTTTCATTAATCTTATTTATTACATTCTGAATAAAGTTTTTCTGGTAGTTCTCCCAGGCATCAACAACCATATTAACGCCCTTTAGGCCACCGAGAATTATCCATGCTACAAACTGAAGAATAAGAAGTACGTACTGCATTAGTTTGCTCCCATTGTAAACTTTGCCCAGTCAATAGCACTACGGATAACAAAGTTTCTGTTGATAATCGTTTTGATTATCGAATCGAGCAAGTCTACTTTTTCTTGTTGAAGGTTGATCTTTAGATTCAGGTTGATGATATCTTGATCAGCATCCATATACATAGGAATATCTGTTTTCAATATCAATCCCTTTGCTGGGAGTCTCCAACCTTTATCTTTTGTTTCTTCACTTGGACCTTGTGTATAAAATTCATATTTGTCCAGTTTAAGCTGTTTCATTTCAGCTTCATATTTACGTAGCGCCAGTCTCTCTTTCGTGTAGATAGAGAAGTACTTATGATGTAACTTAGGTATATTTAGGGCTGCATCTCCGAGCTCTGTTCTGTCAATATTCACGTCTTCTTGCCAGAGCTCTAATATGTCTTCTAACTTCATGTTCTTCTCCATAATAAAACAATTAAGTATAATATACTTTATTCAAAAAGTCAAGTAGAAGATCTAGAAATATCGTAGTAAGTATATTTGAAAATTGCGGTGGAGATTAAATAAGATACATCTGTATCTACAGTGTTAAATTCTATACCAGATAGAGATACAGGAAACGCATCAGTTAGAACAACTTCATAATTAGGTGCATATGTAGAAGAAAGAACCATAAGGGAAATATCTGATTTCTCGCCTTCTCCAGTATAATCCAATTTTTCTCTTATTTTTCTTCTGTCTTCAAAATTCACAGGTTTACCGAGAGCCTTTATCCAGTTATGAATTTCTAGATAATTTTGAAGATCTTCGTCAACTTTAAATGTAACTGTGAAATCACCATAATCCATATGATCACCAGGCATTGGCGCTTTTACAAAAGGATTCTGATACATTACTGGATTCAGTTTAATCTCAGGTATTGAGACTTTCTGAACAAAGAAGTTTACATGAGGACACTTCTTTACCTGAAACTTAAAATTGAGCGGCGAAAGAAAGTTTTTATTCTCTGGGGTATTATCTATAGCTGACATCAAGAACTCCTTTACTACTATTTATATATGAAAAAGGGGAGCACGAATGCTCCCCAGTTTCTTGCCACCTTGTTTATGTGGTTCTTACATCAGGTTGTTAACAATAACTCTACGGTAGTAGACGTTAGTGTTGAAGGCCAGCTGACCGTTGCCCTTTACAAGACCCTGAGCGAATGGGTTGGCTACCATGCCGTAACGAGTCTTGAAGCCGATCTTAGGCTGGAAGCTCGACTGGTCAACAGCGCGAACCATCTGCAGAGGAACGTATGGACAATAGAACAGACCAGCGTCGAATGCTGACGAACCCTTATAGCCAACAGTCAGATAGTTACCACCGAGAGCATAAGGATCGATATAAACCTTCAGACGACCATTCAGAACACCAGCGAAAGTGTTACCTGTGTCGTCAACCTGCAGGTTGTTCGAGTTAAGAGCAGGAGCGTAGTCAAGAACACCAGCCATCTGAAGAGCCGAAGCAACGTCCGACGAACAGATAACGATGTTACCCTTACCACGACGAGTCTGCTTAGCAATCTGGTTAGCTTCACGCTCCAGCTGGAACATCAGACCCTTGAACTTTTCAACTGACCAACGACCGTTTGAGTCAGTGTCAAGATCGAACACACCAGGAGTGGTAGTGTCAACCTGAGCACCAGCAACGGCAGTGATGTTGATAGTACGAACTACTTCACGGTTAATTTCAGCCAGAATTTCAGCCGACAGAATATTAGCCAGCTCAGTTTCGGCATCGAGACCATGAATGGCCTTAAGATCCTGGGCCAGTTCCATAGTGTACTCTGCCTTCAGAGCACGAGTGTTAGCAGTTACAGTAACCTTTTCGATTGAGAAGGCCATCTGTGGGAAAGCAGTGTTACCATCAGTACCCAGAGCTTCAGCCTGGAAAGTACCCATACCAGCACCAGTGTTATAGGTATTGACCGAAGTCATTGGCGAAGTGTTAGTGGCACCTGGAAGAGTACCAACGAACTTCTCACCGAATGTATTAGCACCAGTAACAACTGTAGCGAACGAAGTATCAACTTCGTTGTAGAAAGTTTCTGGTCCAGTGTTGTTGAACGAAGTAGCATTAGCATAACGCGAACGCATTGCGAAGATAAGACCAGTTGGTCCAGTCATTGGCTGAACGCCGCAGATATCATACGCAATCAGGTTAGGCATAGCACGACGAACCAGCGAAATAAGAACTGGGTCGAATGTATCAATACCACCTGTGCCAGCTGTAGATGACGAAGCACCCATCAGGTTGGCAGGGATTGAAGAAGTGGTTTCAGATAGAGTCTGATATCCACCGTGAGCCGAAGCTTCTGCCAGAGCCTTCTCAGTATTCTCAAGCATAACAGCAGTTACCGAACGGCGGTGCTGATCCTTAATAGTACCAAGAGCGTCGTGGTCCAGAACAGGAGCCCACTTGTTTTGAATTTCCTCAGCTAAGTACATCTTTTTTCCTTTCTATAGAAAACTACTTTTTATTTATAATTTATTACTTTTTAATAGTTCTAGCGATAGCCTGAACGTAACGATTTACTGAAGGATCAACGCCACGAGTTTCGGCGGCTACTTCACCCTCAAAGGTTTCTTCTTCAATGTTTGAAGAATGAGAAGGAGTTTCAGTTACAAAATAGTTCTCCTTGATTACCTGTAGTTTATTTGCATAAACTTCAAGGTCGCCATCGAAATCAATACCTTCAATAAGAGCAGCAAACTTTTCTTGCTGTGTCAGTGCAAGATCAGAGGCAAGTTCTTCAACAATAGCCTGTCTCTGTTCTTCGATAAGAATGCTCTTAAGCTCTGCGTTTTCAGTAATCGACTCGTCTAGCTTTTCTTCAAGAACGGCAACTTTTTCTGCCATTGCTTCAAGAACGTCAACTTTGTCCTCTGGAACACTGATATAATGTTCAGTGAACAAATTCTTCAGGCCAACGATAAACTCTTCTGCAAGTTCATTGCGCAGAGTTGATTCAATGGCTACTTGGTTTTCCTTCATCCACTGCTCAACAACATAATCCATATAAGTGTCGAGCTTTGATGTCATTTCTTCTTTGAAAACTGCAATTTCTTCGTTGATCTTCTCTTCAGCCTCTTCTTCAAGGCGAGCAGTTTCAGCAATAATACGAGCATTGATTGCTGACTCGAAAAGAGTTGCTACGTTTTCTTTGAAATCCTCTGAGAGGTCTTGACCTTCGAAAATAGTATCAATGTCTTCACGAACATTGAGCTTCTTTAGCTTTGGCATAGGATCCTTAGTCTTTGGACCTTTACCAAGAGTGGTGTCAATAGAAGCCTGGTTTGAACCTGACTTATCGCCAACACCATAATCCTTACCTGGGCCGAACTGAGACATAGTCTTATTGAAGAAATCAACAAGATCGCTCTTGTTCATAGAATTCATTGTGCCCATCATGTGCTGCATCATTGAAATCTTTGAACTAGTAATAGCCTTGTCATCAGAGACCTTACGGGCTGCTGGCTTTAGTGAAGAAGCAGCAAGAGTTTCCTCTTTCATTTCCTTATCTTCTTCTTCGTCATCGTCATCGTCGCTATCGTCCTTATCCTTGGACTTAGCTTTCATCTTTTTAGACTTGTCGTCTTCTTCGTCATCCTTGGCTTCAAGAACAGCATCGTCCTCAAGGATTTCGTCTTCATAATCATATTGGTTTTCTAGGTTAGCCATTAGAATAGTCTCCTATTTGAAATCTCTTATTATTTATAAGATTGTGTTTTTTACTGTCAATGAAGCCAAATAGTCTTCGAAGATAGCTAATTTTTGTTCTTCAAGCTCTCTTTTCGAAATCTTATGGATATGCTTCTTAGTTTCATGTAGTCTTTGTTCATGCCATGTATTATGTACTGGATCGTAGAGCCACTCTACGTTTTCCATAATACCATTAACAAAGGCATCAGGAGCCGAAGGATCGGCAACGATATCAGCTGCAGTGGCGATCTTATAATCGTCCTGTACCTGCATAACTCCATTACGGTCAGGTTTCAATGAACCCATACCACGCGATGATACACCTAGCTTGGCTCCGGATTTAAGCAGACCCATAGCAATGTTACCCATTGGTGTGTCTGTAAGTAGAGCCTTACCGATATAGTTATCACCGTCTTTTTTCAAATCTATAATAAGGTGAGAAACACGATCAAGATTAATAGAAGGACCAGCTGGATGACCGAGTTCACCGTAAGCACGCTTAGATTTTACGATCTCTTTCATATAACGCTTTACTTCCTTATCAAGAATCTTGACAGGATAGATACGCCCGTTACGGTTCTTTTTATTACCTTGTAAGAAGATACCGTGTATATAGTGTTTCTTATCACCGTCTTCAGCGGCTTCAGTAACGTATTCAACTTCTTCTACAAGTTCGGTAATCAGCTTCATCTTGTTATCCTCTGTAAGCTACTGGTGTAGCTTTCATTCCTGTTCCACCAATGGTGTCTGTAGGTCTCTTTTCTACGATTATAGCAGGATCAGCGTTAGAAACAGTAAATGTAGCATATGTAACACCATTAGCAAATTTCAAAGTAACTAATCCTGCTGCTCCCGTGTTAACTACTCTAACTAGATCAGCATTAGCTACACTAGAGGCTGTTCCTATATCTACTTCGTTTCCTAATGGCTTGATAATCATTATAGGTTTCCTGTGTCTAAGTTACGACCACTTGGTAACTGTGGCTTAGTCTGACCATTCTTAGCATTAGTGTAGTCAGTCTGAGTTTCTTCATGCTTAGCTTTATAATCGTTCCAAGCCTTACCATAAAGAACACGTTCGCCTTTATCTTTACCATATTCTTTAGTGAATCTTGCTTTGTTTTTCTTAATCCACTCTTCCGAAGATTTTGATGGTGGTGCTTCTTCTTCTATATCTGTTTCTTCTTTGCGAACTTTACCGCCTTTTTTCGTAAACTCTTTCATGCCTGCATTTGCAAGATCTCTTAGGCTTTCTTTAGAAGGAGTTCCTGGTTGACGAAAAGACTTAGGATATTCGTTTGATAACTTTCTAGGATTATCCTTATACGCTGTATCTTTACGGTTAAGAGGACGAATGCCTTCTTCAACAGTTTCTTCTTTGCGAAGAATCTTGAAGTCTTCTTTGTCTAATCTACCGTTATGATTTTTGTCAAGTTTCTTCTGATTGCCTTTTAGCTCTTCTTCAATATCATCTTCTTCTTTAATGTTAGCAGGGTTTTTCTTTGCTAACTTAATAAGAGCACGAGCGGGTCCAGAAGTCTTCTTCATTTTATCAGAAAGAGCTGTTCTGATTTTGCCCTTAGCATCATCAGTCAACTTCTCATGAAGATTGTCTACTGCTTCTTTTTGAATCTCACGAATAGATTCTTTTACCATTTCTGACATCTTTGGTAGAAATGGCTTGCCCTGGCCAGTCAACTGGGTTGGTGGTTTATCAAAATACTGTTCTGCGTTCTTCCATGTATTCTCAGCATTCTTCACCATTCCTGAAGGTGCCGCACCTGGCATTGCTTCAAGACCAGAAAATTCAGCATGTTCTTTCATCTGCTTTTTTCCGCCGAGAAGTAGTTTTTTACCTTTGCCATGAACTGAACAAGAATCTTTATCATGGTCGCATGAACAATCTGCAGCTTCATACATCTTGCCATCAGCTCTTGCGTAATTTGCCTGAGACTTTGATGATGTATAAGGCGCTTCTGTATTTCCTACACGATCAGCGTGTTTCTGAATCTGGTGTTTCTTAACGAAATCCTTAGAACCCTTCATATTGTCTGGATCCATAAGAAAATCGTCAAGATCCATTGGCTTGGTCTCGCTTTTGTTTACACCCTTTAGCTTATCGCTAACGAGTTTTGTATCACCCTTTGGTGTAATATCTCTAAGCGGTTTCTTCGCCATCTACTGGTTCCTCTACGTTTGTTTCTACTTCGCCTTCAGAATCCTGAGAGAACTCACCAGGCTTATAGTTATAAAGTTGTTGTGCAATCTGAACCTTTTTGTCTTCAACTGCTGCTCTGATTCTGCCTGTGATTATATCATCGAAAACAGATTCAAAATCCGAAGGCTTAGATTCCGCTGCTGCTACAACTAAATCTTCTAAATCATATTTATTATCTGCCATATGTCACCTTTACTGTTGCATTGGTTGCTGTTGAGGCGCTTGCTGTGCCTGCTGAGCAATTGCATGTTGTTGAATGAACGCCTTATTGGCTCTAATTTTTTGAATTGCTGATTTATATTGAGCTTCTTGCTGCATTGTTCTGTTAGCAGCACCCTTTTCTTTCATCTGCTTTACGAACAATTCAGCTTGTTGAAGCTCTGACATTTTCTGTTGTAATTCTGCATTTTGATTAGGGTCTTGATTTGGGTCGTTAGTATCCAACCCCTGCTGTTGAGCAGCTTGTTGCTGTTGTTCTGCATCGGCCTGCTGTTGCATTTGTTGCTGCATTTGCTGCTCTTGTTCCATAGCTTGCTGATTAGCCAGAATATTAGGATTCAACCAACGTGGCTGCTCTGACTTATTCTCTTTGTTAATCTGACGATCTTCTTCTTCAATATCTGCATCAGTTTGCTTAAGAACGTTCTTACGAATCCATTCATGCGAATAATACATGCCAGCAATAGGCTGATACTGTTGAGCAAGAGCAATACGACCCTGATTGATTTCAGCGTCTTTAAGTTCAGCGAAATAGTTATCCTTAGCAAAATCAAACTTGATTTTATTTTGAATGTTCTGCCAATCTTCGAGAGTTGTAATACCTTTTAGTACCAACTGTTTTTCAAGAAGTTTAGCGAACATCTGAGAGAAACGCTGACGAAGGCGAACAACAAACTTAACGAACTTTAATTCGTCACGTGTAATTTCAGTTGCTCTACCAACAGAGAATAGTGCATCGGAGTTTAATCTCGATACAGGAACATTTAGGGTCTGAAGGAATTTCTTCTGAAAATACAGAACGTCATCCATCTGACCCAGAGTCTGACCGCCTGGCAGGGTAGTAACCTCCGTACCTCTACCACCTTCACGACGTGGAAGCCAATAGTCCTCCAGCATTGTCATAAACTTACGATCATCTCTAATATCACCAGTCTGAGCATCATAGATCAGACGGTTCTTATGCTTTACCATGATATCACGAACGTACTGCTCTGCCTTCATCTTAGGCAGATTACCAACGTCGATATACCAAATACGTCTTTCGGGCGCACGAGCAAGGCGATAAATCACTAAGGCGTCTTCCAGGGTGCGCAACTGGTTTAGTGGTTTAATCGCCTTATGGAGATAGGACAGAACCATAGTACCTTGGTTGTCCGTTAAACCTGACACAATGTGAAGTATCGAATCTTTAGCAATCTTCAGTCCAGTAGTCGTAGGACCAGTGGTCTTGTTGCCGAAATTGAACCCTTTGTCATTGAAGATATAATATTCATTGACTGTTTTAGTAATGATTGCATCGCCTGGATTATTAGGCTGAACTCTTTTCTTTTGAACTTCTCTTATTTTACGGATCTTACGTGGATCAACGTAACGAAGTTCTTTGATACCAGCTTTTGGATTTTGCTCATCTATTACTACATGATAATAAAGTCTACCGTCGATATACCAACGACGAAATATTTCGTAGGCATATCTATTAAACTCTAACATATCAAGGCAGTAATTGAATTCTTGAGTGATTGCTTTTTTGATACCATCGCTTACTTGTAGATCATCAAGATTAATAGTAACCAGGTTATCTTCTTCAATAGCAATAGACTCATTTACAATTTCGTCAATAGCAGCGTCGCATTCTGGCTGTAATGACATTTCTCTATATTTTGTGACAAGTTCAGCTTCTGATCTTACTGTACCGTCTAAATCTACATACGTACCAAAAGAACCACCAGCTGATACAACAACAGCACCGTCCTCGGCATCCTTTGGCGGTGCAAACGAAGGTAAATCTGGTTCAGGTATTTTCTTTTTAAATTCGAAGCCGAATAGTGTTGCCATTTATTTCTCCAATAATTGGAGGGAGCGAACTCCCTCCTACATCATTACGTATTATTTATTAAACGGGTGTATTGTTCAGAACAGCACGATCAGCGTAAGGATTTACGCCGCCTGCAACTCTATCGGTAACTTCAATAAGAGGTAGCCAATAATCATATGCAAAGTTAACAGTAAACTCTTCAATATTGTTACCTGAGTTCCAATCAACTCCAATACCACTGATTGTAGTTGGGAATGCACCAACAATAGTATATGATCTGATAGGTGTGCCGTCTACAGCAAACTGAATAATCTCAAAATCAGTTTTGTAAGATTCAGCTGCAGTGCCAGGATCACGAACATTAGCAACCATACGATTAAGAGCGTTTGACCATGCTTCGAACATCGAACGAACAGCAAAGTCTTCGTCGTTCATAATAGTTACAGACCAATCAGAGAAAGTTCTTTCGCCAGCAACTTTGATCTTACGACCAAAATAAGGGATATCAATAGAACTTACTGTTGACTCTGGTAGTTCTGCTGCACGGCAGACAAAGCGAGCCTTGTCTGCTGATACAGGAGCCAATCCGACATTCGGAGGAATGGTAAACAAAACCTCGAAGAGGGATGGTCTGGCACCACCGTATACCAGACCATTTGATTTGAATTGAGCAATATTAAAAGCCATCTAACTTTACTCCTTTGAGCGTTTTATTTATTTATTACTTGTGTTGTTAAAATTTCCTACGATCTCAGAGAACTGAACACCTGAAGGAACCGCAACGAAGTTAAGTTGAATAAAGTTGATGCTTCTTGCTGGCTTAATGTAAATATCACCGACAAATTGATTCGAATCAATAATGTCCGGAGTGTTGTTAGTTTCATCACAAACAACAAGGAAGTCAGTGATACCACGACGACCCTGAACCGTACGAAGATAAGGAACAACTAGGTTCTTAAACTGAGCACGAGTAAACGAGTCGTTGAACTCAAACAGCTGATACTTGGCAGCAGTAGAGATAGCCTTCTCAAGCACAATAAACAGACGACGAACGTTGATACGATCGAACGCTGATGGCTTGGCCTGAAGAGTCTTATCACCAAACAGAACAGTACCCTGTCCTGGCTGAGTAACAACTGGATTGATGCCGTTTGGATAAAGAATATCACGACCAGTCTTATTTGGATTATAAGCTAGTTTAATAACATTCTTAATCTGACCACGGTTATAACCAGCTGGCGACCACCATGCATCGTTAGTAGCATCTGTACGCACACATGTGCCTGCAATGTCACCATTCAAAGGAATCCAGCGATACAAGTCGTTGTAGCGATCGTACTGATACTTATATCCAGAATCAAGCACAGCGTAAGAAGTACTATGAAGAGCACCTCTCCAGTTCTTCAGACTTACTGCCTCTGCTCCATAGTTATTGATAACTGTAGACTTATCTGGAGAGATAAGAACAATACAATCTCTACGGCGATCAACGATATTATCAATCAGATAATTTGCTAGCTGATAGTTTACAATAGTTTCGCCATTAACAACTGTGGTTCCACCGACAGGCTTACCCTGAATGACAAGAGAAATATCAACATCTTCAGGAGACTTGAACAGATCCCATGCCTGACCAAGCGAACTTAGAGTTACGCTTGATTCATCAAGACCATCAGCGCCCAGATTAAGATGAGCATCAAGAGGCGCTGAAGAAGTTGATGTTGCCAGAATAGAAGCTGGTGCTGAAGGAGCAGTCGAACGGTCGTTTGCCCACCACAGATATCTTGAAGCCTGATTGATAACGTCTTTATAGTAGTTACCCGAACCATCGACGTTTTTAGAATCAATAGCACGAGAAAGACCCTTATACGATTCAAGAACAGTACCAGGAGTTCCAGTAAACAGTCCACCATCGTCAACAACAACCAAATGCAGCTCGTCAAGAGCAGCAGTGTTGCCGTTGTTCAACTGCCAATTTGACTGGCCTGGAGGTGTCTCGAATACGTTGAAGAACTCCCAACTACGATTGATAGTGTTTGATACAAAATCTTCACGTAGACGATAAGGATCTTCAAAAGAAATAGCCAATGTTGAAGTGTTTGAAACAAACACACCGACAGCGTTAACAGTTGGCTGAATCTGAATAGGAGCCCCAAATGGTGTAGTAGACAGCTTCATACCGCTGTTATTAGCACCTGTTACATAATAATCTGTATCATTTGTGAGACCAGTAATAACTGCAGTTTCAGTTGTATTTGAATAGTGAACAATATCACCATCGCTGAAAAAGTTATTAGGAATAAGCAAGAAATCAGAAGCAGCATTAACCGAAATTGTAGCGTCAACAAGAGCAAAAGCACTTGTATTTGAAGACACCGAAGTACCGATTACTTGAAGATACTGATAACCTAGCAGAGAATTACCAGAAGTTATTTGGTCTCCAATAGCAATCTTTGAAGAAATTTCAGCCAAAGGTTCTGTGTTACCACCAGCAATCTTTACATATCCATTGCTATCACCAATACGGAACTGAATATAGCTCGTTAGTAATGGAATAGCAGAAGAGAAGCTAGTTGGGTTATCACAAACACCAACTCTCAGAGAATTACCAAGAGAACCAGGGCACTTTGCTAAGTAAACAACATCAGCGTCAAAAGTTCCATCCTTGTTCATATAATCGTTTTCATTAGTAACGATCTGATGAACTAGGTTAGCAATTCTTGACTGGCTGTTTGAACTTTCTGTAGCCACAGAAGTATATGATGTTTCTGGGTTACCAAAGTAAAGAGTAACAGAACCTGCCTTTAGCGGTCCCTGAGAAAGAACGATAGCCTCTGAATTCTTAGAAACGATATAATTTCTCTTACTTGCTACTACAGTGGCAGAATCTGAAGTCTGAGTAATATACTGACCAACACGAAGATTGGTTGTATCCATGGCTACAGAATTAGAACCATCAAAAGAAGCCACACCAGCTAGAGCAGGAGTAGGCCCTGAAGTGTTAGCGGCACGAGAAACCCAGAGACGGTTAGCGTATGAAAGGAAGTTAGCAGCAGTAAAAAATGTCTCAGGATTGAAATTTGTTGGCTTACCGAAACGAGCAACCAGCTGGTCTTCGGAATCAACTAAAACTCTTTCTCCAATCGGACCCCAACGGAAAACGCCTGCAAAGGCTCCGTCTGTAGTAGCTACAGCAGGAACAACTGTAGTAAGGTCGATTTCAGAAACATTTACACCTGGGCTTAATTGAATTGGCATTTTATTATCTCCCTGTATGCGAGAACTGTCTTTTATTCAGCTCTTTTATTTATAAAAAGGGAGTTTTTAGAAATCAGAGTGATTAAACATCCAACCGTCTGGGACAAATCTCTCATAAGATTCGTCATGCATGGTTTCATCATGCCCAGTGTCGATAAAACCGAAAGGAGCCATATCTTGCTCCATATCGTCCTCTGTTTTCTCTCTAAGAGACATCAGTGTATTTATGTTTGTGTAATCTTTAAAATATTGCTGCTCTGAAAGCCAGGCAAACAGGACGAGACACATTACCAAATCGTCGTGCTTACCTGGCTCAGCCTCATACGAATTTCCCTTCTTAGAGAAAGTCGAGAGTTCATTGATAGTATGAAAGTCGTTTACGATAAACTGATTCTGTTCAATCAGCAATTTTAGAATAGAACAGCCGATCGTCTTAACTATCTTAGTAGTTCGAATGCCTTTATCAACATTACCGCCACCAAACCCACCAGTAATTCTCTTCCCTGAACGACCAGCGTTTTCAGTAAAGAGTACGTTCTCGTAGCCGAAATCATAGTGAAGAGAGTGTGAAACTTGTTCGCCAATATCATTTACCTCCACAAGAACCGAAGCGTTGTTGTATGACTTCGCAACTCTATGTATAGTGTCTGCATAATCAATAGGAGTTACCGAGTTATTTCGATATACACATGCCTGTTGGTATGGCATTGATGTGACATCAATAAGTTGAAAAGCTGAATAATCCAGACCTTTACCACGAGAGACGTCACAGACCATAATATATACATGATCTTTTTCTGGTTGAAAATATTGAATAAGACCTTCTTTTTCTACTATAGGATTCTGATGAACCAGTTCTTTCAGCTTCCAACCAGCAATAAGAGTGCCAGATGAACCTAAGAACTCGCACTCCATTTCCTGATTGAACTTCTCAATATCAAAGTTCATACCCGCCAGAGTATTCTGTTTCCAATCATCATCACGACCAGGCACGTCTCGCCAGTTGACCTGAATGGCCTTATAACCGTTTCGGTTCTCGATAGCGTTGACCCATGTTGCATAGAAATGGTTCAGACCATTCGGAGTTGAAACGAGAATAATCTTAGATTCTTTACCAGACGAAATCGTAGGATAAACCGAGGTGAAGAACTCATCCCAGTTGTCAATGTGAGCCGCCTCGTCGATGAACAGAAGGTTAATCGTATAACCACGGATTGCAGAAGCAGAAGTAGCAGCGGCCAGAACACGAGAGTTATTTTCCAGAACGAACGAACCCTTGTTCCATTCAACTACACCCTGCTGAAGCCATTTAGGTAGATGCTGATAGGCAAGCTGAACACGCCCGAGGATTTCTCGAGCTGTATCACCCTTATTCGCAAGAAGGGCGACTGTCTTATCTGGATGAAAAATAATATACCATAGAATATAAGCACAAGTTGTAGTAGACTTACCAGCCTGACGAGCAGTAGTAACAATAGTGTATCTGTTGTCCTTGAAGGACTCAATCATACTCTTCTGATAGTCCCATGGATTGAAATTCTGTAGACCATCATTAAGAGTAATAATCTTTACGTAATTCTCAGCAAAATATATTGGATCGTTCTGACATTTTACGTATTCAGCAACTCTTTCAGGAGTAAACTCAATATTCTGATTAGTCTTTTTTAAGAGTACGTTACCTTTATACCCTTTTATCTGATTTTCATTATCCATTGTCTTTGCTCATATCTTTTAATATTTTCTGAAGCTCTGCAGTGGATCCAACGAATAGATTATTGTTATGAACATGCTGCGCCTTTTCGTTTATAGGCGAATCTATAGCGTCTAGTTCTCTTATTTTTGCCTGAAGATCTAAAAGCGATTTATTAGCGTTTACTGTTGTATCAACTAGTTTAGCTAACACTTCGAATGCTCTTGGATGCTGACTTGTGTCCGCGATCTGAGCAAGAGTTTTTATAGCTTCTCTTGAATCCTCGATAACCTGCATAAGATTACCACGAGCATATTCAAAATCTTTTTTAGCAGAGTCATTATGACCTTCTGCGATTATTAGATCAACAGCGTTAGACATTTTTTCTTCTGAATCTACAAGACCTAATGCTTTACCTATATGGTCTTCGTTGTTATTCTGATCGTCCTTCATCTTCTTCACCGTAAATCATGGTAATGAACCCGTAGTCATCATCCACTTCTATTTGATTATAAGGTATAGTACCAGTGTTTGAGTTAGGTCCGCCATAATAACTTATAGGCTTACCATTAGCATCCATACCAGGTTGAATAGTTATCTTCTCTGCAACATCTGTTTTACCAACTGCGTCATACAGTTTACCATCCGGAGTATTAGGAATATAAAAGTTTGTAGTGATAAACTTGACAATACCACCAGTTTTCACTGGTCCATAGAAATATCCTTTAAGAGTGAAATCCATATCCCAAACAATCATGCGGCGATCTTTATAATCTCCAGCATAACTATCAGTGTAATTAATACTGTTCAATATAATAGGTATATCTACGTTTACTTCAACTTCTGGAATAAGACTAACAGTAGTAGTCCAATCAGGAGTGAAAAACGGAAGTATCTGCTCCATAATTTTAGTGCCATCTTCTACATTTTTAGTATAAACGTAGGCTTTAAATGTGATGTTATAAGGAACAGGATTATACTGATATCTAAATTTATTCTTATCTGATTTGTCTTTTACAGAAGATTTGCCTATTGTGTTTAATTTTCTGGAACCATCATAAGAAATCTGGCCGATCTCAAAAGACAACATAGGTAAAGTGGTTGTGGCTTCGTCTCTATCAAGATTAGGGTCTTGCATGATACGAGCAAGCATTTTATCTTTTGGACCATATGTAATAGGAACTTTCAAAAGAGAAGTTACATTACCCTCTTTATCTGTTCTTGTGATACGAATGTTGTTCAAAAGAGAACCCATCAGGATCACATATTTTCTTGTCAACCCAAAATAAAACGGCGAACTGAACACGACTATCCTCCAAAAATATCTTTGAACGGATCTTTAGAATCAAAGTCAATAAATTCGTCCGCTTCTTTTTCTATATCGTAATTATCAGCGTTATCTATCAGATCTTCCATACTAGCTTCTTCAAGGATAAGATAATCACCATCCTCTGTCATGAGCATTTCATTATCTTCAGTTTTTAGAGACCAGTTGAATATATTGAGATCGTAATTTTTCTGAATAGAGTCAATCTCAGGTATACCAGTATTGAACTTCTCATTTGAATATTCAAATACTTCGCATGTCATTTCCCATGTTTGTAGAGCGCCGAGCTGATAGAACATCTCGTATTTGTTAACAAAACGAATAACGAAATGACGTCTGTTCAGTGGGAAATAAATGACATCGCCTTCATTTGGTCTAAACTGATTAGTTGTTGTCTGAACTTCGTCATTGAATACACGACGAGCGACAGAGAATACAACTTGGTTACGTATCTCAACACCGAACTTAGATAGGAATTCACCGTCACCAGAGAAGCCATCAATAGACTTAATATACATTTCAATAGGGATAGCCATCTCATATGACGACTGATCATCAGCACCATAAATCGGATCGTACTTATTCAGCTTACGAGGAAGATAATATAGATCGTGACCATAAATCTTGATTGACTCAATAACAAGATTCTCCAGAAGCAGCTGCTCCTGGGATGCTTTGAAGTTATTGAAGAAAAAATTTGTTGCCATTAGCCAATCATATCTGTTGCTGGAAGCGAATACGTATAGATCATCTCTTTTTCAAGAGCATCTCTTTCGGCTGTAGCTTCATCGAATATCTTCTGGCCATTGAACGAAAGACCACCAGGAAGTTTCATTCCTTCAAATTTCTTTAAATTCTGTCCCCATTGCTGCTTAATCAGAGCCTGAGCATAACGAGCAAGCCAGCGATCACCCCATGCTTTAGGATAAACATCGGGGTTAATAACCTGATACGCTTCTACAATAACATATGTACCGTCATTAAAACGTGACCAGTCCATATCGAGATAAAGAATATTATTATGACGATTATAACGGATAGGCTGCTTACCGACCAGCATCTGCTCTAAGAACTGAATATGACTCATAGCCATATAATACGGAATCATTGAAACAGAAGTAAGAGTATAAAGATCATTTAGAGCTATCTGATAACGGATATTGAATAAGTTATTAGTACCAATAGCTGAACCCATATCGAAAATCATAACAGCGCCGATAATATTATCAGGGAGAAGAATACCTTTTCTTTCTCTGTCTTCAGGCGTTAGCATATGTTTATAATATACTTTTTCAGAACCATCAAAATGATAGTCCCAGAAATACATCAGAGCTTCATCTATACGATCGCTTACCTGATCGTCGTCGACATTTATTTCGATAACAGGTTTACCGAGTTTTCGGAGACAATATTCAGCGAATTCTTCTCTTGTTGTTGGGACTGACATATTATTCCTTTGTAAACTTTATTTGTTTTTCGCTAAGTTCTTCTTCTGATAATTCTCTGATAATGTATTTATCTTGCCAAACACCATCAATTTTGATGTATTCTACACCAACCAATTCTTCATTAAATTTGATCTCAGGGCACAATATTCTTTTAAAAGGTTCAAACCCTTTTGGTAAAGGATTTTTATCAAAATCTTCAAATATCAATCGCATATTCCAGTCCGCTATAGGATGTCCTATAGGTTTACCGTTTTCATCAACTCTAATGAAAAGTTTTTGAACATCTGTTTTGATATATTTTATTATTTTTGGTTCTGAACCAAGAAGATCATGCTCCTCGTTTTTACTAACAGGAAGGCTAGATTCTACATAATCATACTTTATGATTTTTGGTGTTTCTTTTTCTACAGCTTTTGTTTTCTTAGCCATATTATGTCCAGTTCAAATATACTGCGCCAGAACCTCCTGGACCTCCAGGAGTACCGCCTTGAGGAGAATTTGGGCCACCAGCGCCACCACCACCGACAACAACAGTAGTGTAGGCATCGTCAACAGGTCCGCTTGGATCACTGTTATACCACGTTCTTATGACTCTTCCTCCGCCGCCACCTGGTCCAGATGGTCCGCAACCGTTACCAGCACCTCCGTAACCACCACCGCCTCCACCTCCAGGATAAACATCACCACCAGCGCCAGATCCTGGTGTTCCAGCTCTTGCTCCTGGTTCTGGAGTTCCACCGCCACCGCCGTCTGCTCTTACGTTAGCTGGCGCATAGAATACAGAAGCTCCTCCTGTACCTCCACCAGTCCCACCATACCAAGCGATATAAGCTGTCGAACCACCGCCTCCGCCGCCTCCGCCAGCACGAACGTCTGCTGTGAAATTATCCCATTCTGGAATATAACAAGAGTATGTTCCTGGGACTGTAAAAGCAGCAGATCCTGGTCTTGAAGGTTCTCTGATCAATCTCCATTGACCATTGAACTTAACCCATGATCTTCTAAACTCGCGCCATTGACCACCAGTTTTCACATAGTAGTAGCACTTGCGCCATACTCCATTATATCTAACAAAAATAGGCATATTATACGATCTTCAGCCAGAGCCAGTTTTCAGCACCCTGATTTGGATCTGGGTCGCCAGTTGATATAATATACTTGTCTGCCCATGCGGGAACTTTTGTATTACCATCTGATGGAATAAGTCTACCAGGAGCCTGTCCTGCTTGAAAACCATTTACGAAACCAGCGTTCAGTTGCCCTTCTGATTTGCCATAAACAAAATTAGCATTATTCACATTTAATTGTTGCTCGGTTTTGCCATAAACATATGTTGCATTATTTGTGTTCAGCTGTCCTTCAAGTTTACCGCCGAGATAGATAGAATTATTAACATTGAACTGAGGCTCAATTCTGCCTCTAAGAAGATATGCATTATTAGCGCCAGAACTATTGGCGACCATTTGGCCGCCGAGATAAAGCTCGCTATCTCCTCTGAAATCTCCAGAAGTATTAATATCTCCGAATGTTACGCTATTTCCTCTGACTGTGATAATGTTACCATCAACAGGAGGACCGCCGATAGAAACTTTACTATTAGCAGCAATAAGAAGGTTATTGTTTACAACTAAACCGTTTTTTACTACGAAATCTTTATCTTCATCTATGGCCATGGTTCACTTTCCCCTATGGTTCTTATTTTTATTATTTAGCGTTTTTGGTTTAGTAGTTGTTCTTTTTTTCTTGATAGGTTCAGCAGGTCTGTCAAGAGTAACAGCGATGCCGATCTTCATACCACAATATTCAATCTCTACGCCAGCTCTGGGAATAGTTTTGAAAAATATAGTTGAACCATCCGAATCATCAAGTTCATCAATAGAAACTTTAATGCCGTCTTCGTATACATTCATAGATCCTGGAGTATAACCACCAGGAATAGTATATCGTGCTGTCTTGCCATCTGCGATGATTAATGTGTTGATAAATTTAAACTGAGGAGTCACATCTCCCCAATAGACCTTTTGACCGTCAGATACGAGAACCTGTCCAGCAGCGCCCACAGATCCGTTTGCAACGATAACATTTAGCGTTGCATTATTTGCTACATCAATGTTGGTGATTTTGCTGCCGATCTCATAGATCTCGTCTCCGTCATTGGAGTACATTATTCTATCGGCCATGTTTAGGGCTAACTCGCCCGTCTTTAGATTTGTAATATCAGGTACACGCCCAGGAACAGACGTGCGTTTTAGTTGAAAACTATTAGCCATATGGCAACCTCATTGTGATATATACCACGAGTTAGAAAGTATTTTCAGAAGTATCTACTTCTTTTTTTGAAACCTTTTTCGCTGCAACAGAATCTGCTTTTTTCAATCTTTCGCTAAGATCAATAATAATCTTTTCAGAATATTCTACCTGGGCAGAAAGGAGGAGTCGTGCTTTCGTAGACTCCTCTATTTCTTTTAATAATTTCAAAATATAAAAGTTAGCAAAATCAGGATGCATTTCCATAATATACCTCTTTTCTATCAATTTTTTGCTTGACGAAGTTCCACGGGAGCAGTATAATCATTACTGTCCCCATGAAATATTAGATTAGAACAATCCACCATCCAATGTATCATACACTAATGCTGTTCCATTGGACTGAAGAACAGTACCAGTAGCTCCAAGAAGTAACTCATCGAATCCACCAACAGAGTTACCAACAAGGATTGCATCCGGAGCAATAGAGTTACGTCCAGTACCACCTGATACTACAGGTAGAGGCTTAGACATAATAATAGATTCAGCAGTAATAGTATTAGCTGTAATCTCTACCTTGACAGAAGTATTAGCTCTTATCTCAATGCTATCTCTATCAACAAAGAATGCACCACCAGCGCCATAAGGAGCAAGATATGCTTCAAGAGTACCAGTACGAGCAGCTGGGTCAATAGTAGGATTAGTGTTAGGATTTACAGCTGTACCGAACAGCTTGAAGTGTGGGTTGTCTGGTGTAGATTTACCAGCGATACGAGCAACACCCGAATACCAAATATTACCACCGCCACCAGCTGGTGAGAACCATCCAGAGTCAACGATATCAGTCGTTTCGTTATTTGAAGCAAACTCTACAATGTTATCGCGAACTGTAAGAGATACGGTGTTGATAGTTACAACTGATCCAGAAACAACCAGATTACCAGAAATATCAACATCGTTAATCTTAAGATCAGAAGAAACGGCATTAATAAGACGAGGACCAGTTACAGTTACGTTAGCGCCGATTTCAAGTTCGCTAACGTCGATATTCATTTCACGAGCGGTAAATGTTAGATTACCTGTTAGAGTTGCAGAATCCTGCAGCTTCAGATAGTTATTAGCAGCAAAACCACCCAGATACTGAGCGTTGTTAGCATTCTCCCATGAAGTAGAAGAGTTGATAACAAGAGGAGTTACGCCACCAAGGATAAGGCTATTAGCAACGAAAAGGTTATTAGCGTCGTCGTCAAATGCAAATCCAGCAGAAGCGGCGAGAACATTAGAACTATTATACTGTACCCATGTATTTTGACCTGCTGGCTGAGCAGTAATAGTACCTGGATCTACCCAGTATACTTCTCCCTTTTCACCAACAGCAAGAACTTCGCCTGGGGTACCAAAAGAACCATTAGCCCAAACTTTATCCGGTGCAAGATTTGCAACTACGATACGATCGATCTCGCCGATCGAGTTTGCAACAAGAGCCTGATTATTTGTAAGAACACCAGGAACCTGACGGCCACCGATACGGATAGTACCAGAACCGTCTGGAAGACCGATGTGAAGCGTATTACCTGCTTGCGTAAACGCCAGTTCGCCTGGAGCAAGGTTTACAACTGTGGCGTTCGATGTAGAACGCTTAATCTGAATCTTGTTATTAGCCATGTTCGGTCCTTCTTATTATTGGGCTTTTGACCTTATTTATATATTAGAACTCGCCACCATCCAGAATGCCTGTAGTATAGGCTAAATCCAAAGGTTTGACGACATAATCATCGGTTGCTACATCGTAACAGAGAGTAGCCCCTTGGACCTTTGATCCGATAACAACATCCTTGAGAGAATCAATAGAACCTCCACCACCTCCACCTCCTTGTGGGACGAATGGAAGATTCTTAATCGTAATCGTATTATCAGTTGTGATAACTGAGTTTTTACGATGAGAACCAACCTCGTAAACCGTACGGTTGAATACTTTTTTCGCAGGATCAATACCTACGTTAATCTTCTGAGATTTTGGCTCTACGATTCGGCTGAAAAGTTCTTTCTTGAACATTATAGAACCTGCTTAGTGGACTGTGGAGTTACAGTTACGATACCCTCTAATACTCGCGAAATAGTGTTAGCGTTTGGATCGTATAACTGAACATCGTAAACATAACGCTGTGCTGTCAATATACTAGTTTGATAGGCGTCTAAAGCTAATGATACTGAACCATCAGAAGTGTTTACAGAACAATCAAAGTTCACAGCGTTAGTTGAAGTATACCATTTACGTAGCTGAGAACTTGCTCTGAAACCATCTAACTTCAAAGGATCACCATTTTCATCTGTCAAGTTTATAGTAACAGAATATGTAGTCCCTTGATCAATAACCAGATTAGCTTTTGTGGCCATTACAAAGCGCTCCTTGCTATCTTAAACTCATAGCTAGGAGCAGTAGTATTTAATATAAGTTTAATGTTTCCAGCATCTAATGAAACGTCAAAAGTGGCAAATTGACTGGCTGTGAAAATAGTACCGTATTCAGTAGTAACAACTTTATTGTCATCATGTAATAACATTATTTTAGTCGATTGATAGCGAGATGTTGCTGTATCTTTAACAGCAATATAATATTCTACAGCATTGTATGTGTTAGCTGGAAAAGTATCAATAATTGTATTACCGCCGCCTATGATAACACCATTGGATGTCTGTGTTGGTGATAGAACCCATGTGCCATCGGCGTTCAGAAAATAATCGCCAGAACGCTTTTGAGCTGGAGTTGGAGCGTAAATAATAGTATTAGCGGTATTGTTACCGATCATAATACTATTAGCCCAAAAGTTACCAGTAATTTGACAGTTACCTACAGTCGTATTCGACTCGCAAGTCACAACCAAGTTAGTCATAGCGTAAGAAAGCTCGTTCGTTCTATTTCTCCAATAGTCGAACGTATTAGTCAAATTGGTATTAGCAACATATGCGGTCATTTATTATCCTGCTTTTCTACAAGAATTTTTAACAGATTCTTAATGTCATCCATAGACTCTTCGACTTTTTTCAATCTATCTTCATGAGTAGATAAATTGTGCATCAAGTGTCTTTGTCTTTTATAAGCCTCTAATCCCGAATTATCTGTGTTAAGAATAGCTCCAGGATTATTATTAGATCTTACAAATCCATCGTTTAACATATTTATTACACCTGTAAAGCTATAGCTCTTACGTCATCAATCTTAGGAACGTAGATACGATCCTGACTGATAAGAACTATTTTTAAAGCAAAAGTTTTATATGTAGTGTAAACTGCTCCACCCTCATCAATATACTGAATAATATTCTTATTATTCTGGTTCAAATAAGCAGAACCTTGTATTGGTGAAGGAGTGTTAGGCACACTAAACATATATTCTCTGAAGTCCGTTGTATTCAGAGGATCACAGAACACCTGAACATTGTTATTATCGAGTTTTGTCCATACCTTATCGTCAAACAAATCCGAATCTTCATTAGCTAAGAACTTAGCATATATCAGAATATCAGTGTTGAATGGACGATAAGCAGATATATAAACTCTTAGGTCCTCGGCATCCTGACCATCAGCCAGAACAATTTTCTGACTAATATACTTAGCTTGCGCAGAACCGTATCTTGTATGTTCGTTTGTAGCATCATTATTAATAATATTTTCTACAGCTAGAACATTTTTCTTAGTCAAGTCAATAACAGGAGATAGATACTTGTTAGTATTCTTGAATATCGTTTTCACTGTAAGAGATTTATCTCTAACTCTACTTTGTTCTACTGATTTAGAGAACACAGCTCTTTCATAATCAAGAAGTTCTTTTTCTTCGTCAAAAGTTATCTCAGTATAAACATCGTCTTTATTACCAGTTCCTGACGCTGCAGCTGCAAAAGATACATCAATAGAACAACCTACTGGTAACATTTTAGCAAAAGAAGGCACAATAGCGTCGATAGGAGGATTCAAGAAATCCTTAACAGTAAAGGTTGAAATAAGAGTAGAACTGTTAGCCATAGACGAGTTACCAACTTCTGGCGTTCTAAACACACCAACAGTCGAACCTATATTGAATCCTCCTGTTGAAGAGTCAATTCTATAAACTGTGTTCTTTTCGTCTATAGATTCTACAACACCAGTTACTGTGTTACTTATTACTGAAGTATTAGTTGAAGAATTTACAAGGAATAGTTGATCTCCAACTCTAATACTTGCACTTGCATTTCTTGAAATAACATCGTCGTATACAATCCAATCGTCGTTGTCGTTTTCAAAAGTAGCAACACCTTCTCCTACCGTGAAGTTAGCGCAATACAGATTGAACTTAATATCCTCACGTGTGAGTGGTGTCCATGTTTTAGCATTAGATGAACGGAAAGCGTCGCCGGCATACGGATTAGTATATACCTGAGCACCAGTAGTTACATCGTAACCACCAATCTCAGACATCCACATTGTGTATTCTGGTGAGTTTCCTTCTGGTTCAATGCTAAACGCATAGCTATCAAAAGAATTAAGGAAGATAGGTTGTTCAAACTCAAAAGTTGTAGCAAGAGACGCATCATTACTTATTTTTACCATATCCGAAGTAATATATCTCTTACCCAACACTTTAGTGTAATCTGGCAAATTGTTTGTCATTGCCATAAGAACAACAGTCAATCCAAATTTAGGATCTTTCTGCTTGAAGAACAGGTCAATTTTTGTAACAAACACACCAGACTGCTGTTCTGCAGAATCTAGACTGAAAGACTGAGCAAGAGGATCTACGTAAGAATACGATTGATTCTCAACTACGGTTCTAGTATCAATCCAATTGTTCTGACGAACAGAAGGAGTTATTGTTGTAATAGTTGAAGTTCTCTTAGAAACAGCAATATTCGAAGCACTGAATGTTGCTGCCGCACGTGTGATCGCAGCATCGGATCCAGTTATGAGAGAATCTTGATCAATAATCTGTAGCTGACGATCGCCCGTGCGGAACTTGCCAGCCGGAATCAAGAACATACCATAAAGAGCACCTGTGCTATCTGTTACCAGCGGATCACCGAAGTTACCTTTTCTGTAACAAACAGTGTCTGGTTTACCTGAAGCAGCAGCTGCTTCTGATATTGATTGTAGATCCGAACCTAGTCTTGTGTTCAAAATAGCTGGAGCACAAGAATCAGAAACAGGAGTATCATCAAAGAATGCATAAACACGAGTGTTTGGCTTTAGATTATAAGCAACAAAGGCCACTGTTCTTGAGTTCATATATGGCTGAACAGAAACGTCAGTGACATAGGTACCAAGATCGATCTTATTAGAAATAGGAACAGTAAACGTATTTGTTACAGTTCTATCCTGCTCGCTAGTAACAAAACGATTTACAGTTACTACGTTACCTCTTCTTGTTGTCCACTCATTTGTAGTTGAAGAAAGAGTACGCCAGTCTCCATAACGTGTACCGAACACTGTAGCACCTGTTGCTTCTTCAACAGCTTCGGCAAACTCAGCAAACGGCTGTGTCAGGTCAATAGTGTTATCAATACAAGGAAGACGAGTCTCATCTCTATTCATATCATATGGCGGGAATAGACTCATAGAACCTTTCCATGACCATGCGTCTTGTGTATTGTTACGTACTTTAGTAGCAAATGGTTGATAGATAATGCGTTCACTAGTGAATGGCAAAGTAACATAACGACCGTTTTGAACAACATTAGTTGACTTATTGCCTTCAAAGTTCATATTAATGTTTTGAGATGCATAAAGTGGACGACCGAATCCATAAAGAGAATCAATAGACCAACGATATTCAATACTACCAACATCAGCAAGAGCATGAGAGTTCATTGGATCAGCAAAGAATCCATTTTTGAAACGACTGAGACCTGTAGTAGCATCAGGAATCTGTAGAGTTTTAGCGTTTTGCTCCAAGAGATTCAAAGTGTTATAGTATTCTAGACGTTCAATACGTTTATCGAGAACACCAATATCTCTCATAGTGTAAACACGATTGAACGAAGCCTTAGTGCTTACGGCATAATCTGTTCTCTTGAACTGCGCACCAGCTGCAGCTGAAAGTGTTGGGAAAGGAGGCACATATGCAGTGCAGATAGTCATAGCGTCCACGTCGACAATAGGAACACGTGGATTTTCAGAAGGCACACCTTGAACAACGCCTAGAGAACCAGAAGCACCAATAGTAACAAGATCGATACGACCAAGATAATACTCAATATCCGAAGTAATATTAGTATCTGGCTCTACAAGATAAGAGCTAGCGCCTGGAATAAATGTCTGTGTTACTGGTGGGTTTACGGTAGCACTAGCAAGATCAGAAGTATAAACTGCTGTATTACTCTTTACTGCTCTGATATCAATACAATCTCTTAGATCATATACTGAAGAACCCGATCTATAGATTGGAATCTCAGCCCATGAAATATTGTTTTCAGGAATAGGAACAACATTTGAAGTTGGATAAGAATCTACAGAGAAAAATCCAATACCAGTAGAAGTATTTGCTCTGAAAACATTCAGAGAAACGACAACGAATGGTTTTGATTGTAGAGCTCTGGCAAACTGAGGCTTGATGAAAAGTTGAGCATGATCATAGATCTCGTCTTTTTGACCACTATTCAAACTGAACATATTAGTAACATCAGCTGATGTATCTGTGGTATATCCTGAAGACGAAGCCCATACACCATTTATACTATAAGCATCAGGAAGACCTAGTCTCCATGGACCAGAAACTCCACCAGCATTATTAGAAAGATTTAGTTTTACTAATATGTTCTTAAGAACATCTTTCTTAGCAGCCTGGGCAGAACTACGACTCATTCTAAGCTGAACAGTCACATCGCCAGCAGAAGTCAGAGGAGCAGAAGTATTACCAACGCCCGATGTAATAGCCATAGCAGTTGGACTTGTAACAACAGCTTCTCTTCTACCGCCGGAAATGTTATTGTCAAGAGGAACCACGTAACCAGCTGGCCAGAACTTAGCAAACGCCTGTCCCGGTCCAGCTGGAGGAGTACCAGCCAGCTGAACAGTTGAGTTATTAGTTACATTGACAACACGATATTTCTGACCAGACAGGTACATGTGCTCGCCTGGATAGAAATAACTTGCAATTTGCCCAGAAGAAATATTAGCGTAATATATTCCGCTATTAGCTGGGAATTGGAACACATTCGCTGTTACACCAGAGAAATTTGAAGTAACAACCGAAGTTTTCAGAGTTACAATAAGTTGCTTCTCTAAAGCGTCGCCAAGAGGTCCTGCGCTATAACCAATAGCATCAACACCACCTGGATGCGAACTGCTTGTAGTTACAGCAATGAAGCCATTAGTTGAAACCTGAGTGGCTACTGAAGTTCTGAAATAGAAGTTTGTATCATAGTCGCCATTGACCATAAGGCTCTTTACAGCCTTCTTACCAAACGGTAGAACTAAAGATAGCTTACCAGTTTGATCAAGAACCGATTTACTAAATGGATCAATAACGGTGTCACAATAGAAATCTCCAAATGGACCATTATCTAGAGCAAAAGATTTTGCTGAACCAGCAAAACTATATCCTGGATTCATCTGAATATCAGTTAGATATAGACGGAATGTGCATTCTGGCGTTCCTGCTACACCACCATCATAAATGACAGATTTGATTTTAGCAGTTCCAACAAGAGTTCCTGATGGTGCAGAAGGGTACCCTCTAGTAATAGCTTCTTGAGGAGCGTTATAGATATTGATCTGCTGAAGATTAGAAAGAGGAGCAATACCAGCAAACTGTTTTACTCTAATAAAGTTACCATAGTTTGCAGTAATGTTCTGATTCTTAGCAAAATTTGTTGATATTGACTTGTCCGCTTCAATTGCTCTTGAAGCGATATATTCTACAGATTTACCATGAACATAACCTTTACCTGCAGAAACTCTATAAGCAAACTTAGAAGCGTTATCAGAATCAGTGGCTTCTACAAGAAACGGTCTAGTTACATAATCTCCGGATTCGTCGTAAGTTCTAGCAGCAACGAATTCACCGAATCTATTATACGGGTCGTCCGAACGGTTGATCAGAAGCTCGCCAGTGATATTCGAGAACTCGAAAAGAGCGAAGAACGGATCGTTGTTTGAGATTTTGTCTTTATCTCGAGCAACAATAATAGGATTCAATTTTAAACGATAAGCACCTGGAGCATTTTCGTTTGGATAACCAAGAGCGTTATCAGTCAGAGAAGGATCTTGATTTTCTGTGACTATTTCTTCTTCTGTTTCAAAACCAACAACTGTATTGAAAGTATTTTGGTCATAGTCACGAATAACTATTTTTTGTGAATCAATAAGCTGAAAATAACCTTTTTGGTATATAACGCCGTCTTCGATCTTAAATCCATAACCCTTACCAACAGCTAGAATTGTGCTGTTAGTGGAAATAACTTTAGTTTTATAAACAATGTTATCTGGATCTAGTTCTGCAAACTTATCTTGAAAATCGTTATAAATGTCTATCTCTTCGCCATTAGCAAAGGTTGTATAATATACGTTACCAACTTGACTACCTGTTGAAATATACTTTACATAGAAACGGTTAGTATTTGGATAGTTGATAACTAGACCTTCTTTAGCGACTTCAATAGTCGCGCGAACACCAGAAGTATTACCAACTAGCAGGCAGTTTGTAGGAATATCCTCAATGAATAACTCGTTGTTACCAATAAATTTGTCCTGAACACGAACGAAATCGAGATTAGGAATGATGGTTGGATTACAACCATCTACACGTGAACCATCAAGGAAAATATGACTTGCAAACTTCTCAATCTGGTTCTGAATTATTGTCTGAGTCTGTGTTAGTTCACGAGCTTGAACGGCTACCGATGGACGATAAAGAATTCTGTAATATTTTTTATTAGGATCGTAATCGTCGAAAAATGGTGAGACGTTAAAGTTTGTTTCTAAAGGCATTTCATATCCTTGTATTAAATTCGCAGAACCAGTTTATAAGTCTCGCTCTGTTTGTTAGATCTTTCAATATTATTTATATTCTGTGCGTAAAGAGGAGTCAATTCTTTAGTATAGATATCCCCTAAATGGACAATACTTGTTATTTTGCCCTGCAGAGTACCATTGGCATTTTTTAATGTTTCTCCGTTTACAAAAGTCTTATCTCCGGTGAGCCACATTTGTGTGCTATTAGCAAACACGACATAGCCTCTAGAACCAGTATTAGCTCCGAAAATTGACTGACCTCTCTGGAATGTATATTGCACATTGGCTACTAATAGCTGGTTAAAGGTATCATTATTGAAATATGTGCCCTTTGATGCGTTATTAGCAAGAGAATATGGATCTTTTATGATACCTACTTTGTTATATAATACACCATCGGTAGGTATGGTATTGCCCTCGTTTTTAGAAAAAGTGATATTAATACCATACCCTTGCATATTCAATTCTATAGCAGGTTTAGATCCATGACCACCAGGAGGAGGAACGATAGCATAAACATTAACACCATAACCATAGTTTGTGTTAGACTGAATAGACACATTACACCAGGTAATATCCGAACCTGGACTTAAAATAATGATATTATTTACACTGTTAGCCGTAGCATTGATAATAGATCTAGCCAACGGCGAGACACCATCTGATTCTATAACAACCTTTGGTGCTATTGAATATCTTGTTGTTCCAGGAGAAATAATGTCTGTGTTCGCTGGAGAATCAAGAAGAACGAATTTTCTGAGATTACTGATAAAGTAATCTTTTACTCCAAATATCTGACCTGTAGAAGTAGTATCATTATAGAAATAAATCGCATTGTTGACGTAATGTTGAGACTGGTTATAAGCTGTATTAGATATCTCAATAACTGTAGTATTAGTGATAGATTCAACTACACCATCGTGATAAGTTTCATAACCAATGCCTGAGTTCGCAACAATGATATTATCTATACACGAATACGACATAGCATCCGCTACGATAACTGGGTCTGGAAAAATAGGAGCAAAATCAGCAGTAGAAAATTTGGCAAAATCGTCTACAGAAATTTTACAAATATATCTCCATTTGTAATCATCTACTGTTTCGAATGTAGTTGGCTGCATAGGTGTGCCAATAGAAGCTGGATTTTTAGTAGAAGGCTTACCGTTATTATTATCAATACATTTATAGAAATAATAATCTCCTTCTGGGTCAGTAGGAGGAGCCAAACAATAGAATCTATTATTACTATAAAGAGTCTGAGAAGTGTTGTCGTATTTGTCCCAAATCTGACCAGGCGTCCAAAGGTTTTTAAATACTATAGGAGCTAAATCTTTTGCCTGAAGCCTTTTACCGAAAAGCATATGCCAGTTATTCAAGAAATCTACTGAATAATCATCATTAGACACAGCTGGAGGAGATGTGTTAGCCGGAAGAGGAATAGGATGAGAGGCAAAGGCGTAATATTGAGATGTATTACCCTTAATAGAGTCTACTAACTCATCATACATAGCTTTCTTATATGTGACCGTAAGTTTTCCCATTTTAAACCTTTGACCTATTAATACGTATATTATTTATTGCTCTTTGTAGAAACTCCATTTGTGTAAAGGGCACTCTGATTCAGGAAACATAGCTTTAATTTTCATGAAACAGCCACACTCTTTACACATATAGATATTTTTTTGTAATCTATCACAAGATACACATATTTCTAATCTCTGTTTTGATTTTTCTAACCTTTGTTTCCATTTTTCGTCTAATGTATCCATTACTGTATCTCATCAACAATAGATTCGAGTTCTATTCTTTTTTCTCCTTGAAGATTTTCTATTTCTTCTGGAGAAGCGTTTTCTAACCCAAATTCTTTTAATTTTGCATAAAACTGATCCAAAATTTTTTCTAGATTTTTTGGTTTTTTAATCCAAGAGTTAGAATGCCTAGACCACACATAAAAATTTCCATCGTCTGGGGCTGAATACGGAGCACCCATAACTCTTTTCATAGTTTCATTATAATTTCTCACAAACTCTTTTGTTTGCTCTATTATCTTTTCATCAGAAATAGGAACAAAATGATATTCATCAGTGTATGTAGGAGTTCCGTAATAATCTGATAATGTATAGCTTAATTTATAGGTTATTTTGTCTAAAACTTCTCCATCTGGAATTTCTGGCATTGGTGTTCTTACGAATCTTGCCCAACCTGCAGGAGGATTATTTATGTCCAAATTAGGAATAAAAATTCTAAGATTCTCTTCGGATACTGGGTTATTAATAGGAACCCCATTATCTATTTGAATTAGAAAATTCATTTAACTACTCCAACTTATATATACATATCCACTAGCTCCTTGACCACCTCTTTGATCTCGACAACTGGTCCCTGCAGGAGCGCCTGGGCTACCTACAGTAAAATTAATAACAGTGTTAAAATCCGGATTACCAGGCGTTACTGCTTTTGTCCAATCATATGTTATATATCCACCATCTCCACCATCAGCTCCTGCAGCCTGATTACAGTTAGTGTCTGCTGGATTAGTATTTCCTAAACCTTTAGCACCACCACCACCTTTATTACCATTTATATTATTACCACCCGGAGCGCCTGCTGCACCACCTGCAGAGGCACCGCCTCCGCCACCATAAGCGTATATACCATTGAAATAAGAATCTCCTCCTGGATTACCTGCTCCAGAACAGCAATAATTAACACAACCAATAAAAACCTGACCTCCGCAATAAGAACCACCAGAACCGCCTGCACCAGCAAGAATTACTGATAATACTTCATATGGAGGTACTAGAAAACTATAATTACCGCCGACATAGTATGTTGTTCCACTGTTTCCTGGAACTGGTTTATTGTATGCAGCACTCAATGATATATTATCAACACCATTATTCATTACAGATTTGACTTCGTAATTACCAAACGATGTCTGATAAGTTCTGTTTTTATAAACCAAATAAGCAATATCTGATAAGGATATTTGACCCGATGAAGGCGTTGGCATTTACGCTTTATCCTTTTTCATACCATTAATCTCTTTTTTGAGATCTTTGATTGCTTCTAACAGCAGAGGAATAACTCTTTCGTATCTAACAGCTTTAATACCATTAGGTCGAGTGGCAACAGCCTCTGGTAAAATCTTTTCGATTTCTTGAGCTAAAAAGCCTACATCGTGTTTTCTGTTAAAATAGTCATCATCTGGTAGTTCTTTAAGGTAATCATCTTTCCAGTCAAAATTAACGCCTGAAACGCTCATTACCTTAGCTAATGCGTCTTTTATAGGTGTTATATTTTCTTTCAATGAAATATCTGATGAATAATATGCTGTTACGTCTCCGTAACTGTAAAAGTTTCTTGTACTACCTTGGAACCAAGCAGTGGTTTGGTTTTTACCATCAAAAATTCTTAAATCTCTAAATTGAGAAGTCCCTGTCTGATAACCAAAATAGTTAATAGCTAGTTCTGATGCAGCATCAGTATTAAATCCAGAGTTCAGCTGGTTAGAAGTAATATATAAATCGCCATTATTTACACTATCTACTGTAGCTGCTGAATCAGCTCTTCCTGCTGTTGCAGCTCGACCACTGATACCAATATTCCATGTGCCCGTTGCTCCATCGCCTCTAATATCTGGGACTTCAAGATTATTTCTTGCAGTCACAACATTAGAAAGATCAGAAAGATTGTTTCTTGATTTCAGCGCATCAGGATCTCCGCCAATAACAGTAGACCAATAAGTTTTAGAACCATCAGTAGTAAGAACCTGACCTGGAGTTCCGATATCACCGTTAGCAAAAACAGCGGTAGCGTAAATACCAGAAGTATTTACTACTGGTCCGCCTGCTATATAAACGCCTGTTCCATTGAACGAAGCGGCCCCAATAGACATAACATTAGAAGCAAAGTTTATGCCTCCAATCAAACCTTTAGTGATATTTGAATTAGCTGCTGCTATAAAATTAGTGTTCACACCACCGCTGTTAATATCTGTGCTCGCAACTTTAAGCGAATTTACTGCAAAATTAGCGGCGCTGAAATTATCAGTATAGATAGAAGTAGAGTTTACAACAGTTGTGCCTACAGCTAGCTGTCCTCCGTTTGTAGGAGCAATAGTAAGCACAGGATTTTCTGAACCTGGTAAATAAAGACCAAAAAGGTCTGAACTAATCTGTATTTGCTGTTGATTCGCAATACCTAATCTTAAACCGTAAAAGTTTAGAACGTTTTCACCAGTTCTGAAAGCTCCATCAGAACCCATTTCTATCACACCTAAACCAGTTCCATTATCTACTACAATTTTATTAGAAGCACGAACTGTGTCTACATTAGCAACGCCGCCGCTTAATACTATCTTACTGCCAACAGTTAGCATAGTATCAACATTTACAATAGGGCTGTTAAACTCAACAGTAGTAAATTTATTAGCACTAATTCCATTATTATCTATGTTTACTAAGCCACCAGCTATACTTGCCGAATTACAGACCAAAGAACCATTAGCTTTGAATCTGTCAGCTGACACGAGTCCATTAGCTGCAAGAGAAGGAACTGTTACGCTAAATGCACTGATGAAAACCGTATTTCCGACTATAAGCTGATTATTTACTGTTGTGTTATACGAAGAAACTGTTGTAAAATAAGCGTTTTGTGTAGACATAGAGTTCGAATTGATGAAACTGTAATCACCAATTTGAATAGAATCAGTCACAAGTTTATCAATAACCTGTTCATCAACATGAAGCTCTTTGGCTCTCAAAGATAAACAGAAAATTTCTCCGTTTACTGTAGCTGCTGGGGCAAGAATACCCTGGCCGTCTAATGTTATTCCTCCTGCCGGAGTAGTACCTCCGACAGTAATGTTATCCATTGTTACTGCAACAGAACCGATACCGAGACCGTTAGTCTGAATAGCAGAAGGAGTAATAGTAGTTTTATCACCAACTCTAATGCTACTATTAGCGTAAATATCTTGGCCATTGATAGCAATAGAATTTACGCTAGCAGCGCCAATTATAGTATTTTTATTGATAAGAGAGTTAGGATTAATATTGACTGTGCCGATAGTCAAATTAGATGTTACGATATTATTAGAACCGAATATGTTTCCACCAGAAGTTTTGATTCCAGTGTTATCAATAGTAAGACCGCCAGCAACAGAAAAAGTGCACGCAAGAACATTATTACCAGAAATAACAGTAACAGAACCGTCTGGAGTAGAAACTGTAACATTCTGACCATTTGATCTTACATAATATCCAACGGCTAAATTAGAAGTTACAAGTCCATTCGCTGTCGAGAAATAATTGTTTGAGTTGACAAATAAAGTAGAAGAATTTATGTAAAGGCCATTAGCAAGTTCAAGACGACTTACAGTAATTCTTTTATCTGTTATAGTAGTATTAGATGTATCAGACGCAACGATAATAGGTCCAGTAGCCGTATAACTTCCATATATCTCTGAAAAGTTATCGTTTATTTTGATCATCGCTGTGCGAAGCGGATCGCCTGTACCGTCGTTTGGTGTTACACCGATATCAATTATTTGTCTTGACAAATTCGTATCCTCTTTTATCCTTGGTTGACAAGCAAAGTGCTGTCAGAAGTAATATAAGTGCTATCGCAAGTAGCGTCGTCATTGAAGTCAGCAATAGTAGATTCATAAAGAATATCAACTATAGACGCCCCGCCCTCATACATGATAAACTTTCCAAACATTTCTGAACCTGATGGATGGAAAGTGTTATATAAAACGTCTTTATATCTATCTAGTGTAAGCCCTGTCTGAATCTCATAAGAGTAATCTTGATAATAATAACTATCTTGTATGTATTTATTATCATCAAGAAATCCTTTGTTCGTTGTCCAGAAACCTCTTCCCAGACCCGAACCTCTGGTTCTTACCCTACCTGTAACAACTCTTTTACTGTCAAATTCTGTAAGTTGAGCTTCTAATACTGCTCCTTTTCCTTTGAAAGATTTTACTGTAAGAGTTGGGATAGATTGGTAACCAGAACCATGCTTAAACAGAATAGTTCCAACAACACCGCCGTTTTCGTCAGTTATGACTCTGCCAGAAGCATAAGTCGAAGGAGAACCGCCAGAGAAAATAATAACATCAGTGTTTTGATAGTTCTCTCCGCTATTAATGATCTGAATATTATTAGAAATACCTGCATACAGATAAGCCTTTACAAGCTCACCATCCAGATAACCTTTACCAGAATCAACAAGATTTACGGTCTTTACAACGCTATTACCACTTGTAGGTTCTACACTGATAAAGTCATTAGTACCAGCCATAACCTTTCGATCGCCACTGCTTTTAAGTCTTCTGCTGATATTAAAAGAAGAAGTTCCAGAAACAAATTTATCTGCTTCATTAGCAGTAAACTGCGCAGGCATAATTACAGGAGCAACTTTATAAGCTGAGTTTGCAGTAGAGTTAGCTGAAACATCTCCATACAAGAACATACAAGTTGCATTAACAACTTTTTTGATCATTATAAGATCTTTTGTAGGTCTAAATGCAGAAGTATTATCAGTTAATTCTACAATATCGTTGTCATCGAACACATACTGAAAGTCTGTATTAGTTCCAATAACAGGGGTAAGAAAAGCTGCTGCAAATTCAATTTCGTTACCAGTAGAAGTATTACAAGATATAACAACATCTTGTACGTTACTAAATCCTCTACCAATATTAACTACATTCAATCGTAAATCACCACCAACAGAGTTAGTAGTTATAGTCACAACAGCATTAGAAACTAAATTAGAATCTGGGCCATCGGAATAAACAGTAATAACATCAGTATTTTGATAACCTTCTGCTGTACCTCTATAAGAAATATCATAAAGGCTCCAAGATTGTTCGTATCTAATATTACCAGAAAGAGTATTTGATAACAGAGTTGAACGAACAAAAGCATTAGCTGCAGCCTGATATTCGAAGCCAGATCTTACATTGGTAATAGATTCAATAGAACCGAATACATTATTTGAATACGTCCAAACTTGACCTATCTTGCTTTGAACATTAGCAGTGGGAGCTTTAGGAAAATTATACTGTGCAGCATCAATAGTTGTATTTAAATAATCAATACAAAGGTCAGTATTATAGTAAATCTTTTTTCTAAGGTACAGAGTATTTAAAGAAAACCCAGCGCCGTGACCAAGTTTATCATAAGGATTATTATACAGAAAAATATTAGCGTTTGCAGTAAAACCGAAACCTGGTTCAACAATATCAAATACCATCTGACCACGACTTTTAGTCAGTTCAATAACTCTTACAATACCACCAACACCAAAAGAGTCAACAGTGTTACTATAAGGATCGTTATGTTCAATCTTTAAAAGATCGCCTAGAACGAATTGGTTACCACCGTTCAAAATATCTATTGTTTTTAATGAACCTAGTACTCTTGGTCCTTCCATAATTTTGGCGACATCATCATCATCTCCAGCCAAAACTATAGCTTCGCCAACAATAAAATCTGCTCCACGTGGGAACACATTTGACAAATACATAATATTAATTTTATCGCGGTATACGCTTTCGCGAGTAAACCCTTCAACAACTGCAGTTACTTTAGAAGTAACACCAATAATAGTTTGACCAATGAAACTTTGGTGGTCGCCTTTATTTGATAACTCCAGATATCTAGGTGTATACCATGTACCGTCTGATGGTTTTAATATATCTTTGCCTGGTAGATATACTTCAACATCCTGATCGTAAATAAGTTTGAATAAAAGTCTATAACACTGTATAGTTCCTTTAGAACGATAAACGTCAAGGATGTGCTTCAGCAAAAATCTTTTATTAACAATAATACTGAATGGAATACCATAAAGATATTTCTGTTGAAAATGCTCTAGAAATTCATCATACGTGTCGTCAATGTCTCTATAATTTAAGAGCTTTCTAGCTTGATAGATTGGCGGTTTTACGTAATGACCGTCTACATCTTTAAAAGATTCTTTATTTTCCAACCATTCATAATAAGCCTTTGTAAAGATGACAAAGTCTTCACCCTGTTCCCTGTAAATACGTGGGAACTGGTTTTCGATAAAATTAGATACAATATCTTCTATAGAAAAATCCATTAGTAACTTGTCTCTCTAACAGCTATGTTTAGATCATTAGGGTCAATCATAATAATTTTAGTTTTACTTGCTAAAATATCTTTATTTACTGTTCTGAAATATATAGAAATATAATTTTCATAATTAGACACTCTTATACCATTCAAATACAATATTCCTTTTTTATAATCAACAGTACCAACGTCTTCAATTTTAGTAAGAATACTATTAATAACTGTGTAAACGCTAACTAAACCACTGCCGTTATCTTGAATATAACAAAGATCGTAATAAATGTTATCAGCAGATATATAATTAAATCGTGAAGATATAACTGACGCAATACCAAACAATGCATCATATGTTGGGCTTTTAGAAAGATCTGCTACATAGCCATAATCATAACTAGTATCAATAGCATTATTAATATCAAGAACAGCAGTATAAGGATAATTAATTTTTGGAGATATTCTTTTAATAGCTCGAATATCTGATTGGTTACTTGAGATACTTACATCAGAATCGTCAATAGTTGAAACCAAACGACTATATCTGAAATCTCTATTAAATTTTTCTAAATTGGCAGCGCTGAAATTAACAACGGCATCAACAACCACTGACTGAATGTCTTTTGGTGTTTTGGCTGTCTGATAAATGTTATATTCGACGATTGATTTCATATAAATGAATACATACTCAGGATCGGTGATAACGATTCTGTTTGGAATAACGATATAGTTCTTTAGGTAGTTCGACACCTTACTCTTAACATAGTTAGGAGCGATAGTCCCTGAAGATGGCTTCAGACAAAGAATAACTCGTCCATATCTCTTTGGCTCAACTGTCTCGCCACCGTAAACAGCACAGTCAGCAACCTCTCCGCCAAAGTTAGCAAGAACGAGCGATGCATAATCGTCTTCTGAAACTGCACGTTGCTGAGCAGCAAAGTATCTAGGTGCAGTAAATCTAACAGAATCAATATTCTCTTGATTAGCTCCTCCTGATGCTATTTGATTTACTGAAACAGATAAAGGACTAACTCTACCAAGATTAATTGGACCAATATCGTCTGCAAGAGTTATTTCTCTTACACCATTAGCATCAGAACCATTTGTTACTATATAATTGACTGTTACTACTGATTGATTTAGAGGTTTTCTACCAAAATAACCATCTCCAAAAACTAGTTCGTAAAGATTATTTTCTGCCGCTTGAATAAAATAAACATTAGAAAAGTTATCAAGTCCATAAAGAGTAGTTGCTCTACTAAAAGTAGTAATATTAGCACCAAAGTTTTCACTGACTTCTACTGTGATACTACTAATATCAACATTTTTGTTTGATATTAGATAACGATTGTTTTCTATGTTATAATCAACTATATAACTATCTTGAAAATATTGCCCTTCTTTGATTAAAAGATTAGCAACACTAAAATTATTATTGATAGAAACATATGTTGATGTTTGATCTGTTACAAAGGTAAAAGTGCCATTAGAATTTGTGCCTGTGAATTTAGTACCTTTTGGGATTACCAGCTTGTTTTTCAGCCCTATAGTTTCAAATTCTATAGAAATATCTGTGACAGCATGAGAAGCAGATCTAGGAACGTAATTTAGCTCTTTCGCATGCGAGGCAATAGAATCATATTTCTGGGCTGAATCCAGAAACATCTCTGATGCTACCATATTGAGATAAAAAGAGTTCAGATAAGAGTTATACGAAAGGACATCTAACAGAACATTGATGTTAGACCCTTCAAAGTTATAATCTTTGAAAATAGACTGAGAAGATAGAAAATCCTTAAGATTCTGTTTAAGAGTGTCGAAATCTAAAGAACTTAATGCTAATGAGCTGTTGGCCATTTATCTGACTCTTTTCAATACTAAGTTGAAAGTAATAGGTTCTGGATTATTTATTAGATTGTATATAATAGTTATATTCAACTCATACTCTCCAGGAGGTCTCCCTGCAATGTATCCAGAAATACCTAAATCGTTTTGCACTCCACCAACATCACTACTGAAAAAGACTTTTTGTATCTCTACTCTTGGTTCAAAGTTGCTAACTGCAGATCTAATGAATGTTTCTATTTGGTCTATATTTTCTTGAACATTAGGTTCAAACAGAAAATATGATATGTCTGAACCTACATTAGGCTGAAACAATCTTTCTCCTAAATCAGTTAGAAGCAAGTTTTTTAGAGCTTGATTAACTGCTTTTTCGTTTATAACCCTTCCGAGTTGATTACCAACTGGTGTAGGAGCAAAACTAGTAACAAAATCAGAGAAAAACTCTACCTTTTTTTGTGTACCTGTAAGCGTCTCTGCTCTTCTTATTTGATTAGACATTAACTTACCTCTACGAATCCATCTGGACTTTTAGCTCTTGGATTTTGTGTTATTCTATCTGGACTTGCATTATCGCCATCAACAATAACTGATTTACCGCCTATCTTCACATATGTCTTAGAAGCAATAAGAGCTCCTCCGCCAGCTGTATCTGGATCTCCCTCTACAGCCCATTTCTTTCCGCCAATAGTCACAAAACTCTGGCCTTGTGATATAGTGGTTGCTCCGCCTTCTCTTTGATCTTGTTCTTTATGAGCTTTTGGCATTTTTAACCTTGTTCAAACTTAATCTGAGACGACTTAATAGTGATTGAACCGCTTTCAATAACGATAGAAGAGCCACCAACTTTGATGGTGATTTTAGATTGTGATTCAATGGTCATATCCTGTTGAGATTTCATATCAGTTTTAGCATCACTCTTAAGAGTCATATCTTTACCAGAAGTGATACTAGTTTTTTCTTTAGAAGAAGTCGCTAAATTCTTTTCAGTTATCAAACCCATATCATCACCAGATTTCATTCTGGCTTTCTTTGAAATATCCGTATCCCAGTTACCACCCTGAACATTTGTGGCATAATCGCCTTCTTTGATCATAGTGATCTTAGTACCTTTGATAGCTCTTACATAATCGCCTTCTACATTATAATGATCGTTTCCCTCAGAGTTTTTTCGAACCTCGTCTCCTTTGACTACCTTATTATATTTGGTTCCGCCGTTATCTCCATCCATACCACCTGATGTAGCTCCATAGGTAGCCATAAGACCGCCACCACCAGAAGACCCAGAACCTCCGCCTGCACCAGCGCCTGTGTGGTGTTCAAATACTCCGCCAGCAGAACCTTTGAACTCTTTTCCTCCAGTTCCTCTATAACGATCGCCTTTTATTTGGCTTTGATAATCTCCACCAAACTGATGGCTTCCTGTCTTTTCTCCGTTTACATCCATTTGCCCATCAACTTGAAGAGAATGACCTTTAGCTGTATAGGTTCTTATGTGACCAGAGTTTAGTTGAGTTTGTATTTCATTATCTTCCTGGTCATGTTGAACAGTATGATAATGCCCAGAAGGTTTTACAGTCTGTTCCCATGTTTTCTTGTGTTCTTTTGGATTTCTATAACGTAAATGACCACCACCGCATGCATCTGCTTCGCCGTGAACATAACCATATTTTGGCTTAATCTCGCCTTCATTTACAGCACACTTAGGTAGTTTTTTATTAGTTTTTTTGTTTGCCATTATATTGACTCTGGATTAGTATTAGCCAAAATCTTCAAAAGATTACTAGTACTACTTAGTTCTTTTGGTGTGAATGGAGAAGTATTACTTGAAGGTGGCGGCGAACTATCTCCTCCTGAAGGAGGTTGTGCTCCACCACCAGAACCACCTCCGCCTCCGCCACCTCCGCCTTTGAACTGTCCAAGTTTTCCTTGTAGATTCTGAAGATCGCCCATATTATTGAGACCAAAGGCTTTACTGGTTTCTTTTTCCAGTTTGTTCAGGTTGCCCATATTCTTTTCATATTTTTCCATGGCCTTTCTGTTTTTTTCTTTATCCAGAACTCCTTCCATGAGTTGGCCATTTTTAAACTTTTGGACAATAGGTTGTAACATACCCAGAAGTTGCCCGAGAGCTTGCATAGCGTTTCCACCACCGCCAGAACCGTTACCAATAGTAATGTTCATACCAGTAGTATAAGTGAACTGATCTTGCTCTCTTAATATCTGATTCATAATCTGTGCTGTCAAAGTGTTAGAAGCTACGTATGGCAGCATTCTATTAGAAAGATTTATCTCAGCATCATTATAAAGTTCTTCATAGGCAGAATCTGTTGGATAGTCTTTTGGTTCTCTCTTAACATAAACTTTATCTTTTCCATCAGGAGAAATCCATTCAATATATCCTGGCCATGGATCAACAGCTACTGAATAATATTGTTTAACGTATAGTAAAGGTACATCCACAGCAGAAACAAGAGGTTGTGGAGCGAACTTTCCATAAGTTACTTTATTATAAACTGGTTGCGGTAAGTTGTTAGGGCCATACAATACCGCAGCTTTAATCATATCAACAATACCATTAAACACAACTGGTCTGTATGGAGGATCTAAAACAGCATCAATCTGATCACCTCCTAAAGCTACGCCCATAACATTGATAACTTGTTGGTAACCAAGTTTGTTAGCCAGTATAATAAGAGCTCCAGCAAAAGCATCAGTTACAATCTGTATTCTGGCTGCAGGGATAGTAATATTCATACCATCTCTGCTTCTACCAAAACTACTAAGCATACTTGGTAACATTTGAGCTAATCCCTGAGGATCTACTCCTTTTGTTATCTCTGGTAACTTTTTGCTTTTAGTATCAGAAGCAGTAGTAGGTTTATCAGCATTAGGAGCAAACTTTTCTCTAATATCACTTAGAGATTTAGCATCATCACTACCTACAAATGGGACATCACCAAACTTGACTTCTTTCTCATCAACTTTAGGTGCCTTTTGATCAATAGTTTGATTATTCCAAATATTATTCTTTTCTTTGAATGCTTCTTTATCCTGGCTGTCTCCTTTTGAATAACCAGGATTATCAATACCAGGTTTTTTAATCTTACCACCTGTGCTTTTATCTTTTTCTTTACTAACAGCCATTATGACTTGCCTTCTGGTAGATCACCACGTGCTATTGAACCTATTACGATTGGATAAAGTTCAGCTGTATCATCGGGTAAATATGTTATAACAACTCTTGAACCAACTACTAATCCAGAAGGTACCACTCCTATTTTCGAAGTTGCTGCCGAAGTAATAGGATGCATTACTGTAGCCCATGGCAATTCGTCATCTTTTACTTCTTGTTCGTCATTGTTTTTACCATAGATTCTAACTCTTACACGACCAGATTTAGTTGGATCGTCTTCGAAGTTTCTAACTTCTGCTATTCTAATCATGCCTGACCATTACCTCCTTCTTTATAAGAAGCTTTCACTACTCTTAATATCATAGTCGCATGTGGCGCTTGACCAGTTGGTTTTATTTTAGTTCGTATAGCCACAACCAATGCTTTACCGTTAAACTGTTTTTCGCCCTGACCATCGCTATCATTAGATTTTTTAGGTATATTTAAATCTATAACACTGCCTAAATGAATATCAGGATTAAAGTAAGTTTCAAGCTCTGCAGAGTTTTGAGAAAGATGCGCTAGAAATGCTGCTCTTTTAACCTTTGCAGAAGCTGTTGTGTGTTTTTCTTTATCATTAGCTTTATCATAAACAGAACCAATAGGAATTTTTTTCATTTTTGAATTTGAACTTTTAAACACAGGTTGGTCTAAGAATTTAAACTGATTATCGTCTTCTGGGTTAACATCGCATGGTTGATGTGTTGTCAAGTTAAATGTCTGTTCATTACCTTTAATTAACGCTCTTGGAGCAGTAAAAAACGAATCTGGAGCTTTAAACCAAATAATAGAATTCTGTTTATCTTTTTCAGAAGCATTACCGAAATCTAAATCAGTTCTTTGCGTAAGTTTAACGCTTGATTTCTCTTCAAATAACTTCTCAAACGTAGCAAATACGTATTTCTGTTGTCCGTTTTTTGCTTGTTGAAAACAGACAAAACAAGAAGACTTTTCTGTATCAGAAACATGCTGACTATTCATCTTGTGTAAAACATCTAATGGATGTTCGTTATTAACAACTATTCTTCTTTTTCCTGATGTTTTACTTTTTATTTCAACTTGTTTATCTGTCTTAAAACCATTTTTCAAAACATCTTCTACGACTGTATGTGTTTGACCGTTATAACTTTTTTGAATATAGTTACTCTGCGCATTCAACATTTCTGCAGAAACAGAACGAATGTCATACTGTTTAAAATGACCTGCAGCTGAGTGCTTCTTTGATAAATCGTCAAGATTTTTATTCTGAAGCATTTTGAATTTGAATTTTCTTTCCCCTGAACCAGTAGAATTTCCTCCACTACCTTCAGGGCTTATTGAAATCTCAACATCTTTGTCATAGGCTCCGTTTAGGTTTTTCTTTCCCAAAACGTCAGAATGATCAACAACTCTTATTTCTGCTACTGGGCCATATGGATTAAAAATATCTTCATAGATATTAGCACCACCGAATCCAGCAGTTTTATAATCTGTTAAATCAATATCGCCTATTTTTAAAGTTGAAAACTTTATATCTCCAGGAGGCATATTATTCCTTCATAAGATCTTTTAAATTGTCAGCAATAATTTGTTTAAACGAAGAATCAAGAACTCTAATAGTCTTGTTATATTCGTTTCTTTCGTTTTCATAATCATAATAACTAACACCAGTCCAATAAGATAATACGTCTTCAGTCAGATTATTAGCTAAAGAATAGAATCCTATAAAAGATAAATTAGCTCCACTTTCTGTTCCATACAAATAACTTGTATTAGTTACTGAAACCGTATTTGTTACTGCAAAATTTCCTCTCATATGATTGAGAACAACGCTATTCGAAGTAGCGGCGACTAATTGACCGTTTCCAGAATTAAAAGGATCATATACTATTTTTACTATTTCATCCTCTTTAAATCTATTAAATATTTCTGGTGTAGCATTAACAATATATCTACAAATAAAATTAGTCTTTAATTTCCAATCAAGTTGTTTTCTTTTATATTTTTCTACTTGACTAGAAATACCGAAAATAGGTTCAAAATAAGTTTTAGCTTCATAAGTTAATGAATTATACTCAGAAACACTTATCTCTTTTTCGTCTGTTTCTTCCCAATTATTTCTATAATACTTTATCTTTTGTTGCGCTAAAGCTATGCTTTGATATTTACCAACAATAAACTCGTTAAATTCGTTTTCGCTTAAATACCATTCATAATAAGGATCAACGATTTTGTTTGTTATGTAAAGAGCCCAACTTCTATAAGAATCTTTATAATATCTTTCTGATAGTTGATCTGCTCTTTCGTTTGACTGTATCTCATAAGGATAAAAGACGTATGGATTAGTTGAAACTCTTTCTAAAAGAGCAACTCTCTTAGTAATATCTACTGCTTGATTATTACTGTATGTTATTAATGGAAATTTTTCGAAATACTTTTCTGCCATTTTACATCTCGTAGTTGTTTCTGTTCCATAGCTGTATTTCTTTTAAATTCACAGTTAAATTAACAACAGCTGGAGCGCCACCTTTGAAAAATGAAACTTGCCCAGCGCCAGTGAAATCCACTTGAACAGCAGTAATTGCACAAGGTTTAATCTTGAATAAGTATTTATCTGGTTTAAATCGAACCGTTGCAATATTAGGATACCCTAATAGAAACCCACCCGATTCTAATGTTGGCAAAGAAGCCTTTTTAAACTGGTTTATAATATCTTTAAGTTCATTTGAGTCGCTTTGATTAGAAGGAGCCAAAGTCCATGACAGAGTGTGTTCTTTATATAATGGTCTCTTAAATTGCATAAACATAAATGGATTCAGAGCTTTACCACTGGCAATTTCTCCTCCAGTTTTGACTTCGTTAATAGCCTGAGAAAACTGCCCTGGAATTGCCGAAGCGGCCAATTGACCCGCCATTTCTGTTGCTGAAATCTCGGCCCAGCTAATGTTAGTTATATCGTTTATTCTTCTAGGTAGGGGTAGTTTAAAACTCTGGCCTCCAAACATACTAGGACCGCTGTTTACCTGTAATTTCGCGTTATATTCTACAAAAGATATTTCTGTATAATATTGTCTGTTGTTTTGAATAAGATCTGTTGGAAAACAACGAGAACTATATCTTTTCTGAGGCGGCGTAGGAAAATTAGATGCCATTATTGTTTCCTTGTTATAGGCTAAATACTCTTATGTTTATTTATTAGAAAAGTTGAGATGGCTACTTACAAAGGTTATTATAAACCAAAAAACCCAGAAAAGTATAAAGGGGATCCTACCAATATTGTGTATAGATCTCGATGGGAACTTATGGTAATGACGAAGCTAGATAACGATAAAAGAGTTATCTGGTGGCAGAGCGAGGAAACAATCATCCCTTATAAATCACCAGTAGATAACCGATATCATAGGTATTTCGTGGATTTTACGGCTCGAGTGCATGCGCAGGGAGGAAAAACTAAGACAGTCCTGATTGAAGTAAAACCTTATGCCCAGACTGTACCTCCAGCTATTATGGAAGGTAAAAAAAGCAAAAGATACATAAATGAAGTAATGACATGGGGTGTGAACTCTGCTAAATGGAAAGCTGCAAGAGAATATTGCCTAGACAGAGGATATGAGTTTCTGATTATGACAGAAAAAGAATTAGGGATTAAGTTCTAATGGCTGATCAAAGAGAGTTTAAAAAGCTGCTCAAAGGAGCGGGAAGAAATATAGCTCAAGGCCAGAACGAAGCTCAGAAATGGTTCAGAGACACAGCTAAGAACATAGGAGAGAATAAAAAAGATCCTAGTAAACTATTCGCCACAAAATCCACGCCACAAATAGGTGAAATGTTTCTCTATGTCTATGATCCTAAAACCAAAGATAAATTGCCTTTCTGGGATTCGTATCCTTTGACTGTTATCGTTGAAATGTATTCTGATGGGTTTTTAGGTATAAATCTCCACTATTTACCACCTATGGCCAGGGCAGCTCTTATGGATTCTTTGGATTCTGTGAAAACAAACGATAAATATAACGCATCTACTAAAATCGCCATTTCTTATAAAATATTGAAAGCGTATACAAGTAGATTCTCGGGATTTGAAAATTGTTTGAAAAGATATCTTTTTGGACACGTAAGAAGTTCTTTTCACCATGTTCATCCGTCTGATTGGTCGAAGGTTGTGATGCTACCGTTGCAGAAGTGGAATATAAATCCAAATAAACGATATGCTGGTTCGCCACCTTATTAGGAAGAAAAATGGCATTTAACATAAACAATTTCAAACAGAACGTAAGCGATTATGGGTATCTATATACTCATTCGTTTGAGATGTATATTGCTACTCCTCAAGTTCTTTTCAATGCTCTTATCAACCAGTCTGGGACTCAAGTACCTGTTCAGCGTATTGCTCAGAATCTAAAACTACGTATAGATCAGATAAGAGCGCCAGGAATGAATATTATGACTGCTGATATCAACCGTTACGGTATCGGCACAACACAAAAGATGCCCATAAATTCACAGTTTCAAGAAATAAATTTTTCTATTATATTAGACGAGTTTGGAGAAATCTGGCAATATTGGTATCAGTGGCTAAGAGCCATTCATGACTTTAGCGGCACAGAAGGCAATGGGTTCACAGGTAATAACAATCTACCCTCTTATGAACTTGAATATAAAGAAAGATATTCTACTGTTATGCAGATCGTTATCTATGATCATTACGGTAATTCGATACAAAAAATAAATTTATACGAAGCATTCCCTACTGGAATAAGAGAAGTTCCGTTGTCATGGGGCAGCGCAGAAATTATGAAAATGAATGTATCGGTTGCATATACCAGTTATAACATTGTAGGTTCTGAAGTGCAACAACAACCTATTAGACCTGCTTCTGCTCCTTCTCGAGCAACTCGAGGTTCTCAAGTAAATATTTCACCATAAAATTTGGAGTATAATATGTCTTTGCCTAAAATTGAACAACCGATTTATAATATTGAAATACCTTCAACAAAAAAGAAACATCCTTTTAGACCATTTTTAGTCAAGGAAGAAAAACTTATTCTTATGGCTAAAGAAGGTAAGTCAGACTCAGAAATCTTATCCGCAATCAAACAAATCGTTAACAACTGTTGTTTAGATCCTAAATTGGACGTCAACAAGTTGGCTCTGTTTGATCTTGAATATGTGTTCTTAAAACTAAGATCAATTTCAGTAGACAATTCCGTAAAAGTGTCTTATAAAGACAATGAAGACGGAGAAGTTTATGACTTCGATGTGAACTTAGAAGACGTAAAGGTTATATTCCCAGAAGAAACCGACAATAAGATAAAGATCACTGAAGGTTCAGGTGTTATAATGAAATACCCTTCTGCTGCTCTTTATGACGACAAAGAGTTTATGTCTCTTGAAAAAGACTATATGTTCGAATTGATTCTTCGATGCATAGAAGCAATTTATGATGGAGACGAAATATATTCTGCGAAAGACTATAAGAAGAAAGAGCTGTCAGATTTCCTTGAAAACCTAAACATCAAAACATTCCAGGAAATGCAAAAGTTCTTACTGACTGTTCCTCACATGGAATATAAAATAAAATATAAGAACAAAAAGGATCATGACAGAGAGATCGTCTTGACTTCGTTGAACGATTTTTTTACCTTATAATGGCTTATAATAATCTCAGTAATTATTATAAGACTATATTCTCTCTTGTTCAGCACCATAAATATTCATTATCAGATATAGAAAACTTAATGCCATTTGAAAGAGATATTTACGTCGAAATGCTTCTGGCATATCTAAAAGAAGTAGAAGAGGCTAAAGCTAAGAATGGCTGAAGAAATTAGAGAACTGTCTAGAAATATATCTATGTCAATAGGAAACTCTATGGGAGAATTCCGTAGAGCTTCCGAAGAACATAATAAAAACATAACAAAAATCATAAAAGATCTAGGCACTTCTATTCTTTCTCAAAAGAAACAAATAGCAGGTCTCTCTGAATCTATTGAAGAAGTAGCTTCATCTTCTCATGACATGGCAAGCAAGATGGACCAGATGAATAATCATCTGTTAGAGTCTATCAATATTCAAAGCAATATGCTTGCTGAAATGAAGAATGTCTTTGGTGGTATTGCTAACCTTGGCAGTCAACTTACAACGGCCACAGGTTCAAAAGGTATTTTTGGTCAGATTTATGATGGTATTAAAAATGTTGCTGCTGTTGGAGCAGGAGTCGCTGGCGCATGGGGTCTTAGTAAGCTCACTGAATCTGTTGACAAAGGTGGACAAACAGTAGGTTCGGCTAAAGGTCAAGAAGGCTATAAAGAAATCTATGAAGCAGCTAAGAAAGCTGGTGATAAATTCCCTGAAATTACTGCATCTCAATGGGCGCTTGAAAGTTCATGGGGCAAAAGAGAATCAGGTAAACATAATGTATTCGGTCAGAAAGCAAAAGCTGGCGAAGATGGCACTATGCGATGGACCACAGAAAACATCAATGGTCAAAATATTAGAATCCAAGATAAGTTTAAAGATTATGGATCTATTGATGAGGCTGTTGCTGAACATGTTAAAAAGTGGAGTTCAAAGTACGCTGGCGCTTCATCAGCTGCAGAAGCTGCGCAAATATTAAAATCAAAAGGTTATGCTACAGATCCTGATTATGTTTCAAAGATTATGAGCATAGTTAGAGGCCAATCAAATGTTGTAAAAAATTCAACTGTAGCAAAAAGTCAGAATAATCAAGAATCTGCGCCTAAACTAACTGGTGCTGTTACAACAGCACCACCACCTACAAACGAAAAAAAGCAAGCAACTCCTGCTGTTCCTCCACCTTCGCCTGTTCCTCCTCCACCACCATCATCAACTCCGGCCCCACCTCCTGCAGCTGCTACACCTGCAGCCGAACCACCTCCAGCTACAGGCGGAGAGTCAAATGCAGGAAGACATAACGGTATTATTACCGGTGGAGCAAAAGATGCTCAGAAACAAAACACTGATCAAAACGGTTTAACAACTTTGCAGACTCGTTCTGGACACTCTTATCAAGTTGCTAGTAAATACGCGGAAAAGTTTAAAGGATTTGTTGACGAACTAGAAGCAACTGGATATAAGATTCGTTCAATTGGTGGTTACGCTAACAGAAACATAGCAGGAACTAATACAAAGAGTTGGCATGCTCAAGGTATGGCCATTGATATTAATCCAGACGCTAACCCTGTAACATATAGAGGTCAACCAGGCGCTGGTAAAAACGATCTTCCTTCAAACGTATCAGCAATGGCAGCTAAGTATGGTTTAGGTTGGGGAGGTAACTGGAATCATAAACTTGATACCATGCATTTTTCGTTTGGTCCTAATGAAGGTGGCCAAGGAAGTGGTAGTTCTGGTGTTACTAGTGGTCCAAGTGCTGGCTCAGGCAGCGAACAAACTGGAAATCCTGCTGGTGGTTCTGGTGGTTCTGGTGGTCAACAGCAACCTGATGCAACTCCAGAACAAATGCATGGACTAAGTCTAATACAAATGGCAACAGGAGCATACCAAGAAGGTTCTGGTGGTGCATCTGGGCTGTCTGGTATTATGGGAGGTCTTGGAGGATTAGGAAGCTTCGCTGGTGCTATAGCTCCTTCTTTGCCTGGAATGGCAAGTGCTAAACTGAATGAAATGGCTAATATACCAGCGCCACAACCTGTTATGGAACCAGAAAGACCAGTACATATCGAACAACCATCTTCTCCTGTAGCAGCAAATACTATTGAACAAGATGCGTTACAAAAGCAGATTGAAGAACATAAGTTTCGTCAACAGACTATTGAAAGCAATAAAATTAATATTCAAAGAAACGCTGAAATATCTGAAAGACAGCAATACGAAGGTCAATCAATACCTGGTATTGACTATAATGGACCACATGATCAAGAAGTTATATCTAAGTGGGCTGAACGCCTTGGATTCGGTGGTTCTTATTTCAAAGAGTTTGAGAAAATAAAATTGTTCTAATAAAAAAGGGAGCCGAAGCTCCCTTTCTTTTATTCCGCAAGACCTTCGAAGAATTTCATAGCTTCATCCTCGCCTTCTTCAGTATCGCCTGAATAGTTAGGAGCATGAGTTGCCTTGAACTTCGGAGCAGATTCTTCATCCTGCCACGGAGCCTCTTCTTCAACCTTAGCAGCTGCACGCTTCTGAGCAGCAGGTTCACCGAGAACCTTAGTCAGACGAGCCTGAAGCTCTTCATAAGTCTTGAAGTTAGAAGGATCAAGGAACGCCTGCAGAGAATGCTCAGACTTCCAGACCTTTTCGAGATCCTTATCATCATCAAGCAATGGCGCAACCTTATCGAACTCAGACTTGTCGTAGTTACGATAACCTTCGACTTGACGAATCTTCAGCTTGAAGTTCGCACCAGACCAAAGATCAAACGGATTGATTGCTTCTTCATCAGCAAACTGCGGATTCATAGCCTCTTCGAGTTTATCGAAGATCTTCTTACCATACTTAAACAGGAAAACCTTTCCCTCATTGGCAGGATTACCTGAATCAGAAACAACATAGATATTGCTAATGAAATGGAGACGACGCTTCTGCTTACGCACAATGTCTTTATTAGCTTCGATACCAGAGTTCCACAACTTTGAGTTATATTCAGAAACTGGATCATTCTTACCAATAGTTGTCAGGGAGTTTTCGATATACCATCCGCCTGGTCCTTGGAAACCATGATCAAACATTCGAACGAATGGAACATCTTCATTTGCAGGGCTAGGAAGAAAACGAATAACGGCATAACCATTACCAGCCTTATCAACAGTAGGAGTCCAGAAACGATCGTCCGAGCTAGAATTCGATCCTGTATCCTTCATCTTACTTAGTTCTGATGTAAGAGTTTCAAGAGACTTCTTACCTGAAGATTCTATTAGTGCTTTAAAATCTACCATTTATATTCTCCGTATTACGATGTATAACAATTGTATGGGCAACTTATAACGCCCAACATTATTTAGTTTACCCCTGATCGCTCAAAAAGTCAAGCATTATTTTTTTCAGCTTGACTTTATCATATTTAAT